GCAGTTGTGGCAGTCGATCGCTCCGCCGTTCGCCCAGAACCCGAAGCCGCCGCCGTGGTAGCCGCTGACGTGCCAGAACGTGCCCGTCTGCCCGCTCCACAGCACGCACGAGCCGCCCGAGTACATCGCCGTGTTCTCGACGACGCCGAAGCCGCCCGAAATGATGTTGAACTGATCGAGCGCCACCAGGATGCAGCGCTTGATCGTGCCGACCTGGCCGTCGATGGTCTGCTGCCCGGTGGCGGTCGCTTCGATGTAGAGCCCGGTGATCGTCCACGCTTCAGAGTTCGTGACCGCGGGCCCGGCTCCGACCACGATCCGCGCCTTCGACTCGCCGTTGGCGCGCGAGAAGCCGGTCACCTTGACGTCGGCCGCGGCGCGTATCAGGAGGTCGACGGCGTTCGCGTTGCTGATGGCGAGGTCGAGCGTCGTCGCCTGGACGTTCGTCGCAGTGATGATCTCGATGACCTGGTCTTCCGTCGGATCGTCGCCGATGTCGTCCTTCGCGTCCTGGATGGACGGGAAGTCCGCGCCGACGTTGCCGACCGTACGGATCGCCACGGGTCAGTCGTCCCGGTTGTCGATCGTCACGCTCACGACGACGTCCGCCACGTCGTTGCGGCACATGCGGAACGCGTTGATGCGCGAGCGGCTCTCGAGGACGAGCGGCGGGTCGCTTGACTTCAGGAGCATGCCCGTGTCGGTGTCCGGGTCCTCCTCGCCGTCCCACCTGTAGCGCAGCTCGCCGCCTTCCACCTGGATGACCATGAAGTCCGCCTCGAGCGCGGCGAGGGTCGGAAACAGGTCGACCAGCCCCACGACCGCGTCGGTGACGGTGATCGTCGCGAACTTGCCTGGCATGTCGGGCCTCCTCGTCGCGATCCTATCACGCACGAGGAGAGGCTCCGCCGTGGCGGAGGAAACTCCCGAGGATGCTCGGCCCCGCACGGTAGCATCCGCCGCGTGAGCGAGCCCGACGACGAGAAGCCGCGAGAGGCCGACTGCTACCGCATGAAGCCGCGCCTGATGCGCGGCGTGCGGCACGACTCGTTCCACGCGCAGCGCGGGTTCGTCATCGAGATTGCGAGGAAGTTTCTCTACTGCACGCTCTGCGGCTCGCTGAGGCCATTGCAGCCGTACAACTCGCCGTGGTTCCAGGTCGGCGACCCCGAAGAGATACGCGAGTGGACGCTGAAGCAGTGGGGGCTCGACCCCACGATGTTCCGCAGCAAGACGCGCAAGAAGGTGCTCGAGGAGAAGAAGCGCGCCGTCCCGCCGCCGGTCGAGCCGCACGCCAAGGGGAGCACGTGGACCGCGGCGCAGCTCGACGATCTCGTGGCGCGGCACGAGCGCGGCGAGACGTGGAGACGGATCGGCCGCGCGTACGGGCTCGCGGAATCCACCGTGCAATATCTGGCGCTCCGGCGCAAGCGGCTCAAGGTCTACGACCGCGTCGCGCGAGAGCCCTTCTACGAACACGTGAGGCCGAGACTCGGAGAGGTCCGGCGCAAGGAGGCACAAGCATGATCCGCGTCGTCCACGGCGACTGCCTGCGCGAGATGAAGAAGATGGAGACGGACTCCATCGACGTCTGCATCACGGACCCGCCCTACAACGTCGGCATCGACTTCGGCGGCGGCCGCAAGAAGGACCAGCGCGGCCGCCGCGGCTACGTGCGCTGGCTCGGGCTGCGCATGAAGGAGGCCGCGCGCGTCGCGCGTCACGGGATCGTGTACTTCCCCGGCAAGCGCATGTTCTGGACGGTGCAGGACGTGCTGGCGATCGCGCGGCTCGAGCCGGACTGGCAGCTCCTCGGCTGGCACAAGCGCGAGTTCTGCGGCGACGTCTTCGCGCGCGGCCGCCCGGGCATGTCCTGGGAGCCGGTCGTGTGGGCCCCGAAGAAGCGCTACGTGAACCTCGCCGGGTGGGGCGCGACGAAACGCGACTTCCTCGCGGTCGACAGCCACCGGCAGGAGACGGGCGCGGTCGGCTTCCCCACGGTCAAGCCGACGGAGGTCATCTCGTGGCTCGTCGGCATGTTCTGCCCGCCGGGCGGAACGGTGCTCGACCCCTTCGCCGGCAGCGGCACGACCGGCGTCGTGTGCGCGCGCGTCGGCCGCGGCGCGGTGCTCATCGAGGTTCGGAAGAAGAACGTCGACATCATCGAGGGCCGCCTGGCGCTCGAGTCGCCGCTGTTCAAGTCGCGCGCGACGCTGCAACACGAGATTTTCAGCGCTGACGAGGCCGCGCCGGCGGGCGCGTGGCTCGACCCGAAGACGTCGATCCTGCCGAGCGCGAACAACTCCTTCGCCAAGGCGCAGGTGACGGTGAGCGACGCGTACAAGCCGGAGGTCCGCCCGTGACCGCGCTGCCGACGTCGGAGTGCAAGCTCTGCGGCAAGCCCGTCGTGTGGGCCGAGGGGAAGCTCGCGACCGGCGCGCCGGCGAAGCTGCCCCTCGACGCCAAGGCGCCGTGCTACGTCGTGACGCGCAAGTTCATGTCGTCGATCGGCTGCGAACGAGCGTCCGAGGCGATGGTGCTGCACCACGCGGTGTGCGAGGGGCTGCGCAAGCGGCCGCCGGCGGACGATGAGCAGCTCGACGAGGAGTTCACGGCCCTGCGCGCCGAGGTGCAGAAGTACCACGACGAACTCATCGGCGAACGCGAACGCCTGGCTCGCTTCCTCGACAACCACGCCGCGGCCGCGGCCAGGAACTTCGACGGGATTGCCACGGGCCTGCCTCACCTGAAGCCGCACGAGGTGCACGCCGCGCTGCTCATCCAGATGGCGAAGGTCGTGAGGGCCGCCACGTGAGGCCAGGCCACGGCGCGAAGGGCGACATCAAGGAGGAAGTCCACCGCTGCCACGCGCCGACGAAGTGCTGGAACTACATCCGGAAGGAGCGGCTGCTCTGCGACTTCCACTGGACGAAGGTCCCCGACGACATGCGCCGGTCGTTCTTCGCGACGCACACGCCGACCGACGCGTGCGTCTCCTACGCGCCCTCGCCGGCGTCGCGCGCGATCGTCTCGCACCTGACGCTCGTCGACCGCGAGGAGCGCCGCCGCGCGGCGATCGTCGAGCTGCCGGAGATCCAGCGCGTCGTCGCCGACACGGGCCCGGACGGTCCGGCGGTCGGAGTCCACTACTGGATCGGCGGCCGGTACGGGTTCGTGCCGCCGCCGCCGTGGCAGGGCGGAGGGAAGTGCTGGAACTGCGGCGCGACGCCGATCTCGATCTACCCGCCCTTCTGCGCCGCGTGCGCGCGCAGCCACTACGGCGACCGGATCTTCGAGCCGCACGCGCTCGCGTCGCGCGGCATCATGATCCAGAGGCGGCGCGCGGCACCGGCGGCCAGGCGGTGAGGTTCGAGCGTCTGCACTGGACGGCGAAGGACGACTCCGACGTCTACCTGCACTCGTTCGCGCGCTTCGGCATGGGACAAGCGTTCGGCGCGTGCGTCAGCCGCGACAAGGGCCGCTGGCGCGCCGTCATAGTGCTGCGCCTGCACTGCCGCATCACGCCGAACCGTCTCGGCAACGAAGGCTTCACCACGGAGCGCGCGGCGAAGACGTGGGTGCGCGTGACGGCCGAGACTCTCGGGCTGCTAGTTCGACACGAGCTGCCACGCGTCGGCGCGGTGGTGCGCCCACCGATGTGACAGCTCCTTCTCGGCATCGGTGCCGGCCTCGTAGTTGAACGTGCACGTCCACCCGCACGAGCAGCGCGCCGTGAGCAGTAGGTTCTGCACCACGGACGACTGCGATCCAGGCATGTCGCTGAGAACGATCGCGGAGCGCGGCAAGAGAGGCTCGTGTTCCGGCGCCGCGTAGCGGATGAGCGGCCGCAGGTGGCCGAACGACAGCCGTCCCTCGCCGGCGGTCACGAGACGCTCGCCGGCGCGCACGCCGTGCAGATCGTTTTCTGCAGGTTCCACCAGCCGCAGCCGTCGTCGCACGCGCGCTCGTCGGTGCAGCCGCACATGAAGCAGCGTCCCGGCGTCGGCATGCGCCAGGTGCCTGGACGTCGGCCGCGGCCGTTGATCCGGCGGCCGCTGCCGCACTCCGGGCAGCACTGCCACCCGACGTGCTTCTTGTCGACGTAGGCGACGCGCCGCCGGTGCGCGCAGCGCGGCCGCGCGGCGTTCGGGTCGATCGGGCGGCTCATGATCCGGCTCCCTTCCGCAGCAAGCACAGCACGTCGAACCTGAGCCGCTGCAGCACCTTCTTGCCGGCGCGGAGCTCGTTCGTCTCGGCGATGCTGCCCACCTCGAGGACGAAGCCGACCGTGCACTGCAGCCGTTCGCACTCGAACTCGACGTCCTTCAGCGCCTTCAGGTAGCCGCGCCTGTACGCGCCCGCCTTGGTCTTGTCGCTCATCCTTCGTCGCCCTTCTTGCCGACGAACGATCGGATGCGAACCGCCGCCGCGTTGATCCCGTCGGCGATGGCCTTCATGCACTCGTCGCACAGGTCGAAGTCGAGCGAGGCGTCGGCGCAGGCGTTGTTCTGATAGTCCAGCGCGTCGCGCTTCAGCACCAGCTTCGCGTGATGAAGCCGAGGCGTCTCCGAGCCGCAGACGCGCATGCAGACGTCGCAGATGATCTCGCGCTTCTCGGGGTACACCTTGGTGCTCATCCGTGCACGCGCGCCTTCTCGCACGTGTCGCAGTGCGAGACGCCGACGCGCCACGCGTGCCAGCGGCCCTCGCCGTTGCACGTCTCGCCGTCGCACGGGTTGCCGGGGCAGTCCGGCGCGGGCCGGCCGAGGACGCACTTGCACGGCCAGAGGTGCGCGATCGCCGCGGAGTGTTCGATGACCTGGTCGTCGTGACGCGGAGGATCCTCGTGCTGCATGGTGTCGCCCTCGAACGGCATCGGGTGCGCGTCGATCCGGAACGGCCGCTCGCCCTCGCCGGGCCGAGCGCGCTTGGCGAGCCGGTCGCAGATGAGGATGACCGTGGCACGCACGATCGGCCCCTTGCCCTCGACGACGGCGTTCAGGTTGAGCGACGCCTTCTTCTCGCCGCCGTCCAGGTGCAGCCAGAGGCAGCCGTCGCCGTCGAGCTGCAGCTTGGCGATGCCGCGGCGCAGCTCGTCGAGGGACTCGCGCTGCTCGAGCATGTCGATCGCCTCGCAGATGCTCCAGACCATCGCGTCGGTCATGCGGATGGCGTTCGCGCGGTGCGACGGGTTCTTCACCAAGGCGAGCAGCTCCGACTTCAGCGCCGAGAGCTGCTTCATGGGGTCGTTGACTCCGGAGTTCGTCATGCGCCACCTCGGACCGCGAACTCGACCCCGTGCAGCCAGCCGCGCAGCGTTCCGAGTTCCGCCGGCGAACCGTAGACGCGCACGGCGGACTCGCAGCCGCCGAGTTGCACGTCCGCGAACTCCATCCTCGAGAACGTCTCCTCGAGGCGGTCGGCCTTGTCGCACCGCGCCTTCATCGCGTCGATCGTGGCGAGCACGACGGCGCCGCGCAGCGCGCAGCACTTGTCCATGACGAGCTTCTGCATCTCGTCGTGCTTCAGCCGGTCCGAGAAGATCCCGTGATACGGGATCGAGACGAGTTCGCCGAGGGCGCGCTCGACGCGCGAGTCCTCGGCGATGTCGTGTTCGAGCACCTTGATGGTTTCGTTGTCCGGCATGTACCGTTTTCTCCTCGCGTTCGTACCGTTTCAGTCAGACGGGGCGGACGAGGCGGCTCACGGCCTCGGCGATCGCGGAGACGCGGCGCTCCAGCCGGATGAGCTGAGAGACGGCGCAGAGCCACGGGTCGCCGAACGAGTCCTTGTCGTGCGGCCAGAGTTCGCCGGCGACGGCCTTGTTCCAGAGGGCGGCCCGCGCGGTGTCGACCGCCTCGGGCATCGGCGGCGTCTGGAAGCACCTCGCGCCGACGAGCGCGTCGATCGTCTCCTTCGGCACGAACGGCCGCAGGTCGCCGGGTCCTTCGACGATACGCGAGACGCTCCCACCTCTCGGCGCCGGCTCCGTGAACCTCGTCGCCTGCGGCGCGGCGAAGTCACTGGCCTCCATGTCGTCGCCCCATCCGCGCGCGGACTTGTCGCACTCGACGGCGCCGGCGTTCGCGAGGCGCTGCTCGAGTGCGGCCTGACGGCGGATGAGGTCCTGGAACGCGTGCACAGAGACTTCGTCCTTGTACGGCTTGGCGTTGCGTTCGGCCCACTCCTCGAGCGCCTTCACGCGCTCCTGCAGGCGTCCCTTCTCCTGCGCGAGCTCCGCGGTATTCCTCTCGAGGAGCGCGTTCGCGCTGCGCAGCTCGTCGCGCTGCTCCTTCATCGACTTCATGGCGTGGTCCTCCTGGGTGAGCCCGCGAAGCTCGGCGCGGCGTGTCACCGCCGTGTCATGTTCCACGTGCAACCCCTTGACGCCGTCCGCGGCGCCGCTAGAGTCCGCCCCCGCGAGCTCTCCATGAAGTCCAATCCCTCCTCCCTGTGAAGCGCCGCCTCTGAGCGCATGCCCGTGCGCTCCGGATGGCTCGCAACTACCGACTTCGGGGCGGCGCCCCACGGCGGGGGAGGGAACGCGGCGAGGCAGCACGATGAGGCGTCGTGGCTGAGAGGCGGCCGGCGAGGAAGCGTCGGTCGATGGGCGCCGCGGAGCGCTACGGACTGGCGGAACACGAGCGGTTCGCGATGGTCCCGGAGCAACTCCTGCGCGTGCTCCGCGAGAAGGGCGCCGACCCAGGCGACCTGGCCGCGGCCGTGTGCATCCTGTTCTCGTGGCGGCCGGAGAAGGGCAACGTGCTCACCTTCTCGAGCGGCGAGTTCGCCAGGCTGACCGGGTTCGCGAAGTCCGCCGCGCATCGCTACCTGACGCACCTCTCCGAACTCGGCCTCGTCACCCTCGCCGTCGAACCCGGCCGCGCCGCCCGCGTCGACCTGACGCCGCTCCTCGCCGCCATGCGCGGACACACCCTCGCCGTCCTGCCGCCCGCCGAGCCGCCGCCCGCCGACGCCGACGCCGTCGCCAGGCACCTTGCAGAAATCCGCGCCCGCTTCCCGAACCAGGGCACGCTGCACATGGGGCGTCCCACCGGCGGGACGGTTCAGGCTCGCACCGACCGTCCCATCGGCGGGACGGTTTCGGACCCAACCGTCCCACCGGCGGAACGAACCGTCCCACCGGCGGGACGGTACCGTCCCACGGGCGGAACGAACCGTCCCACGGGCGGGACGGTTGCACCGAGTACTTACGACGACGCCGCGAGCCCCCGCGCAGACGCAGCCCTCGCGCGCGCGCGCGGAGAGGCAGAGATAGCAGAAGCAGACGCGGCGAACGCGCCCGCGGCCGGCTGTAGAAGTGCCGGCCCGCGTCCGCCGCGTACCGTCAACGGCGCCGGACTACCCAGGCAGCGAACGCAGCGCGAACTCCTCGCACACCTCCGCGAGCTCGAGAAGCTGGACGAGCCACGCGCCGCCCCGCCGACGCAGCCACGCGCGCCACGCGAAGCCCTGTAGCCCTCGTAGGCCTGAACCGAACCCGCAGGAGGAACGGGACTCCGACCCGTCCAGAGGAAACGGGACTCCGGCGCACGCACCGCGGACGGGGGGAGTCCTCACCTAGCAGCGGGGCGGCGGGGCGTCGGCGAGCCTGCCCCATGCCCGGCCGCCCCGTCCTCGTCGCCGACCGCGCGCGACGTCCTCCGCCCCGAACGTCGCATAATGGCTGTTATGGTGTGAACCGTAGGCTCGACTCCGCACCGCACTGCGCGCCGAACCACGTCGACCGCTACCTGTAGTGCGTGTCGGCTCCGGCCGCAGCGCGCGGACCACGTCGACCAGGTGCTCGCGCACGTCGCCGCGGAGCAGCTCGACGACGTCGCCGGCGGCCCGGCCGCGACCGCGGATGAGGTGTCCGAACGCGCCCGCGCGCCGCGCAGCTCGAGGTGCGCATCGGGCGACGGAGAGCGGCTCGCGGACCTCGGCCCCGTTGCTTTCGCCGAGCATCCTCGGTAGCATCCTCGGGCCGCGAACGCACTGCACTGCGCAGTGCGGGGGACGGCAGGTCGAACGGTTCTGACGGAGGTGCATCATGGCGGGACGCTACGCCGACAGGGTGAGCGAGCTGGTCGAGCGAGTCGACGCGCTCGCGGACGCCGAGCTGGTCGAGCTGGTCATCGGGGTGGACCGCGCGGACGCGGTCGAGCTGCTCGCGGGGCGCGGGTTGCGGGGCGCGCTCGCGTTGACGTGCGCCGAGGCGAGCGACGCGGGGCTCACGCCGTTGCAAGCTGCGCGGCTCCGCGCGCTTTCGTCCACGGTGTCGCGTGCGATGGTGGAACCGCTCACGCGCGGTGCGCGGCTCGGCGGCGGCGCGGACGTGTTCCGCCACTATCACGCGTCGATGCGCGAGCTGCGGCACGAGCAGTTCCGCGTGTTGATGCTCGACGGCAAACACCGCGTGCTCCGAGAGGAGCTGATCTCGCAAGGCACGCTGACGTCGTCGCCCATTCATCCGCGGGAGGTGTTCGCGCCCGCGATCCGTCATTCCGCGGCGGCGCTGGTCATGGTCCATAACCACCCGTCCGGCGATCCGACGCCGTCCGCCGATGACCTCGAAGTGACGCGCCGCCTCTGTGAGGTGGGGCTGCTCGTCGGCATCCGCGTCGTCGACCACGTCATCGTCGGCGACGGGCAGTACTGCTCGATGGCGGACCGCGGGCTGCTCCGATGAGGTTCACGTCCGCGGGCGGCGCGCTGCGCGCGCGGCTCGTGCAGTTGAATGCGCGCGACCCCGACAACGCGGTCGCGCGCGCCGCGGAGTTCCGCGAGCTGCGCGCGCACCTTGGGCGCGCGGCTCGTCGCGCGCGCCGCTCGGGCGCGTCCGATCATCACGCGTTGCGCACGTTGCTGCGCGAGGCGTGGCTGCACGCCGTTCTTCCCTAGTTCGGTCCGCGCGCGCCGCGGACCGTTCGCGGCGCGCGCGCTTTCCCGAGGTGACTCGATGACATCGACCAGGTGCTCGGCGAAGTGCCGCGCGTACTGCGACGACGCGTGCCGCACTGCGAACCGTCGGCGCGCGCGGAGCGACGACGGGTTCGGGTTGGCGAAGTGGGCGCGGGAGTCCGCGGGCGCGGACGTGCGCGAGCTGCGCGTCGAGTCCGCGCGGCTCGTGCTCGGCGACGTTCGGTTCGGGCGCGCGGTGTTCGCGCGCGCCGGACGTTGCATCGGTTGCGGCGCCGACAAGCGGCGCGAGGAGGTGTGAACGTGAGCACGGCAACGGTCCAACTGAAGAACGGCGGCAACGTGGTCGCCGAGGTGGCGGCGGACGTCGTCGGGTTCATCGCGGTGCACCGTTCGCGGCCCGCGGAGTTCCGCGCGTGGACGCTGACTCACGTGCCGACGGGGTGCGCGATCGCGCGCGCCCACACCGAGGCGGACGCCGGCGAGCTGCGCGCGGCGCTGCTCCCGCACGATGCGCGGTGGAACTTCAGTGACCCCGAGGCGGCGCGCCCGCTCGCGGCCGTCGTCGGGCCCGTCATCGCGGCAGCGTACGAACGCGACTCGCTCGACGACGCCGAGGACGCCGAGGAGCTGCGCGCGACGACGACGAACCGCCACACGAAGGAACGGCGGGAGTTCACCTACACCTTGGCGGAGCTGCGCGGCGTGGTGATGGGCGACGCCGACGACGAATGCACGGGCCCGTGCGCGTGCAGCCCTCTCGAACCCGACGGAACGTGCAGCAAGGGCTGGCCGTCGCGCTGCCGCGCAGCGGGGCTCATCTAGTGCGCGGCGGGAGGTTCGAGCGGCGCACGTTCCTGTACGCGTTCCGGCTGACGTGGTCCGCACGCTGCACTTGCTGCCGCGTGCGGACGTGGTCCGTCGAGCAGTGGGTGAAAGGGCTCGGATGGATCGCGCTCGGCGCCCCCGGCCGCCGTCCGCGGCCCGCGCACTTCGCCGCGTTCGGGCCCGCGCTCGCGTTCCTGAAGTCGCGATCGCCGGCGACGGCGCGCGCGGTGGCGGCGGCGGTGCGGCCATGAGCGAGCGCGGCATCACGGCCGAGGAACGCCGCCTGGTCGACCACGTCACGCGTTGGGGTAGCGACGGCTACGGCGCGATGGTGACGAAGCTCCGCAAGGGCCGGGGGTGGACGTGGGGCGGCGGGTTCGGGGTCAAGGGGCCGCCCGTCGTGTTCAAACGAAAGCGCGACGCCGTCGCGAGCTTCGAGGCGTTCCTCGAGGTCCTGCACGGCGAGCTGCGCGACGAAGCGCGGGCGCGAGCCGTCGCGGCCGCCGGCGCGGAGTTGTGCCCGCGGTGCTGCATGGCGCTCGTGTCGGGCACGGCGTTCGAGGACGGCAGGCCGGTGCGCGTTTGCGGCTCGTGCGCGCTGGCGTCCATCATCGAGACGATCGGCAAGGGTTCCACGGGTTCACGTGAGGAGGTCACACCATGAGCGGTCACCGCAAGCTGCGCGAGACGTGGTACGTCGTGGGCGAGTTCCACGAGCCGGGCCCGAACGGCCGCCGCGTGCCGTTGCTGTACGAGATGGGGAGCGAGTCGCGCGCGCGGCGCGCCGCGGAGCTCGCACGCCACGCCGGCGCGGAGGTGTTCGAGGTCGCGCCGCTCTCGGCGCTCGTCGACCGCATGCGCCCGAAGCTCCCGCCGCAGCTCGCCACGGTGCAGCCGTGACGCACGCGGATCTCTCCGCGCGGCGCGACCAGGCCCGGCGCAAGAAACGGCGCGAGCGGCTGTTCGCGCGGCTGCGCAAGGCGGCGAGCGCGGAGCCGACGCCGCAGCCGAAGAACCGCGCGCACGTCGTCAACCTGATGCGCCCGCGGCGGCGGCCGGCGGCGATCGGCGACGTGCGCGTCGTGCGCGGACACTCCGGGCAGCTCGTCCGGCGGGTCAAGTTCACCAACGTGGGCCGCAGCGGGCAGCGGTGGATGGACTACGCGCGGTGGTGGTGGCTGCGCCACAAGAGCCCGATCCCGGCCGGCATGGGCGTGACGCACGCGAACGGGCACCTCCTCGACGACCGCCCGCAGAACCTCGTCCTCACGTCATCCTCCGACCGTCTCGCGCGGTGGCATCTCGCGGACGGCCGCCGCAGCCGGGCGCAGCTCCGGCGCGCGTGGCGCGGCTGCGCGGAGTCGAACCGCGCCCGCGCCGAGGTCCGTTCGCTGCGCACCCTCTGGCCGACCAGGTGGTACGTGGTCGACCCCGCCGCACGAACGATCGAGACGAAGACGTGGAGGCGGCGGGAGGACGCGTACCGCGCCGCCGGCGTCGACGTCGACCGCCGCCACGTCTACGGCCCGCCGCGCCTCGGCGGCGTCTACGGGTTCCCGGGGCTCTCGACGGCCGAGGGGGCGACGTTGCGCGCGATCGTCGCCGCGGCGGGCCGCGGCCTGCTCCTCGAGGAGCTGCGCCGCGCCGTCCCCGAACTCATCGCCGAGCGCCGCGCGTACATGCGCCCGCGCCAGTCCGTCTACAGCGAACACGTCGTCTACCGGCTGCGCCGCATGGGCCTGGTCAAGGGCCACCGCACGTACTGCCGCGGGCCCGTGCGCTACGTGGCGACCAGGGCCGCGCTCGCGCGGGAGAAGTGGGAGTTCCGCAAGTGGGTGCTGACCGGCGTGCAGCTCCGCACGGCGGAGTTCGCTGGATGGGAGCGCGTGCGCGCCGGCGGACGCTACTACGCGACCGAGGATCCTCGCGACAAGGAGCTGCTCGAGCTCCTCGAGGGCGCGGGATGAAGCGCCAGGGCGGGCGCAGGTCGGCGTGGATCGCGAGCCACCAGGACGACGTCCTCGCGGAGTTGTCGGAGTGGTTCACGTCGATGGGCGGCGACCGCGAGGAGGACGTCCTCCTCGAGCGGCTCGAGCGGCTCGAATTCACGGAGCGCACCGCGCCAGTCTCCAACAGGCGTGTCGTGCGGATACGGGCCGAGCACGAATGCGCTACGTGCAAGGCTTCAATCGCGAAAGGTACACGGTGCTGGTCCGTTTCGGCCGCGTGGTCGGGCGGGCGCGGCATCTCGTGGTGGTACTGCAACCGTTGCGAGCCGGTCGGCTCAGAGGAGACGAGGGTATGAAGTGCAAGGACAGACAGGGCGGATGGGGGACGTTCGAGCTCGATACGTGCATCCACGTGATGCCGTGCGACGCCGAGGGCTACGCGCTGCCGCCGCACGTGGCGGACCTCGATTGCTTCTGCGAGCCGATCGTCCTCCCGGACACGTTCAGTCTCGAGCGGTGCCTCTACAGGCACTTCGTCGTGCCCGACGTAGAGCTCCCGCTGCGCACACCGTACGCGCGCGGCTGCGGCACACCGCCGGCGAGCTCGTCGTGGTGGCCGACCTCGGCGGACGACGCCGCGATGCGGACATGGAAGACGCTGCGCGCGGCTCTCGTGTTCGTGGGCGCGGGGTTCGTGCTCATGATGCTCGCGGCTGGCTTCGGCCTGATCGGCGGTGCGAAGTGAAGAAACCGCAGATGCCGCCGGAGGACACGAACCTGTCGTCGGCGCTCTACTACGCGACGAACCACCCCGAGCTGTACGAGCTCCTCAAGAACGTGCAGGAAAGCCGGCCGATGGTCCACGACGCGCTCAGGCGCAAGGCGCTCGAGGAAGTGACCGCGCTGCTCAACTGGCTCGCCCAGGCGGCCACGTGCGGCGCGCAGACCGTGAACCTCGTCCACCAGCTCCTCGAGGAGATGAAGCCGTACCTCGACGAGGACGGCTGCGCAGCCGTCGCCACGATCGAACGCGAGACGCTCTCGATGGCCGCCGGCATCCAGTCGCCGATCGTGGGGCTCGTCGGCATCGAACGGGACCGTCCCGACCCCGGCTAGCATCGAGAGCTTCAGTTCGGCGCGTGGAAGTGGTCCCCGGTGCAAGCGCTTCGACAGGCACTCACGTCCCGGGGCCGCGCAACCTGACCGCGGCGGATGGCGTTACAACCGGCGCCACACCGCGGCGACGCGGGCCACCTCAGAGGCCCGCCGGGCAGGTTCGATCGTGGTGGCAGCCACGAGCGCGCCGGACTCCACCAAGGGAGGTGCGACGTGACGGAGGAACTCGACTTCGGCGGCCGCGAGCGCGTGCCGCTCAGGAACCAGGCGCAGGCCGTGCTCATCCTCGTGCAGGCCGCGCAGGACGCGCTCGACGCCGCCAAGGTCGCGGCGGAGAACATGGACGCGGAGCAGGCCGCGGCGCACATGGCCGCGATCCGGAAGCCGGCGCGCACGCTGATGGCGCTGCGCCAGGGAGCGAAGGAGGCCGTCGCGCAGTGGACGGCCCTCATGGACCAGCTCCCCTCGGTCATCACCATCGGGAAGATCGGCGACGACGCGCCGCCGGCGCCGAGATGGGAGGGCCCGAACCTCTGCAAGGCGTGCGGCGGCTCGAGGAGGACCTGGTCGAGCACACTCGAGCGCCAGGTGGTGTGCAGCAGGTGCGGCGGCACGGGCAAGGAGCCGACCACCACGAGCAGCTAGCGCGGCCGTCCCTGGTGCCGAGTATCCTCCGGAGGTTTCTCAACCCCGGAGGTGACAGATGACAGAGGTAGAGGCGCCGCCGATCGTCGACGACGGCCGCGACATCATCACGAACTCGCGTCTCTCGACGTTCCGAGACTGCGCGATGAAGCACGCGCTCATGTACGAGGACGGCATCCGCCCGGTGCAGACGGAGGAAGCGCTGCGGCTCGGCTCGCTGTTCCACGTCGGCCTCGAGGCGTGGTGGTCGACGGTGAAGACGCAGGACGCCGGCATCAAGAGCGCGGAGGACGCCGAGACGTACGAACTCGGCGACGCGCTGCACGACGCGTGGCGCGCGGCGATCGCCGCCGTGCGCGAGTTCCCCGACACCGACCAGGTCGTGCAGGTCAAGGTCGAGGAGATGCTGCGCGCGTACCACACGAAGTACAGGTACGACGCGATGCAGTTCGAGGTGCTCCAGGTCGAGGTGCGCTTCGAGGCGCGCCTGGTCAACCCCGACACGATGCACGCGAGCAAGACGTTCCTGCTCGGCGGGAAGATCGACGTCATCGCGAAGCTGCGCAAGGACGGCAGCGTCGGCGTCATCGAGCACAAGACCTCGAGCGAGAACATCGGCGCCGACTCGGACTACTGGGCGAAGCTCGCGATGGACCCGCAGATCAGTTTCTACGTGATCGGCGCGGAGTCCCTCGGCCTCGAGCCGGCGTGGACGCTCTACGACGTCGCGAAGAAGCCGGACCTGCGGCCGCTCGAGGCGACGCCGCGCGACAAGTGGGAGTTCAAGCAGCGGCGCACGGCCGAAGAGAAGACGTGGGCCGAGGACGACCCGCGCCTGCTCTACGCGAGGTGCCGCGCGACCGGCGAGTCGCTCGAGGAGTACCGCGCGCGCGTACGCGCGCTCCTCGAGGAGGAGGGTTCGCTCGAGCGGTTCTTCGCGCGGCGGATCATCTCGAGGACGCAGTCTCAGATGTACGACTTCCTCGCGGACACGTGGGTCCACGCGAGGAGCATCGCCGAGTTCCGCGCGAAGGGCCGGCGGCCGCGCAACCCGTCGGCGTGCCACCGCTTCGGCACGTGCGCGTACTGGAAGCACTGCGCGTACGGTGAGCCGCTGACCGAGGAGACGGACGGCGGGAAGTGGCGGCGCCTGTCGTACGTCCACCCGGAGCTGCTCGAGGTGCGTTCGTGACGGGCCCGGCAGAACAGCCGCGCCCGGCCGTCACGCGCGGCGCGCCGGCGACGCGGCGCCGCAGCGCGATGCCGCCTCCGCAGGACGGGGCCCCTGCCGCGGCGCCGGCGACGCCGTCGCGGATGACGCTCGCGAACGTGGTGCGCGCGGGAGGCAAGGAGCCGCCGCTGCGCATCATGCTCGTGGGCACCGAGGGCATCGGGAAGTCGACGTTCGGCGCGTCGTGCCCGAACCCGATCGTCATCCCGGCGGAGCGCGGCCTCGACTGGCTGCAGCCGCCGCCGGCGACGTTCCCGCCGCCGGCGACGTGGGACGACACGATCGAAGCCGTGCGATCGCTCGTGACGGGCGAGCACGCGTTCGAGACGCTCGTCATCGACACGGTCGACTTCCTCGAGGGGCTGCTCTACGCCAAGGTGAAGAAGGACACCGGCAAGGACGACATGGAACTCGAGGCGTACCAACGCTGGCTGAAGATCGGCATCGAGTACTGGCGGCACCTGCTGCGCGGCCTCGAGGTGCTCCAGGCGCGCAAGGGCATGAACGTCGTGCTGCTCGTGCACGCGTCGCTCGGCACGAAGAAGAACCCGGGCGGCGCGGACTATCAGTACTACAAGCCTGCGCTGCAGGGCGACCTCGCGCCGAACCTCCTCAAGAGCTGGTGCGACGCCGTGCTGTTCGTCACGTACGACCTGAATTACATCGACAAGGCGAAGGACGGCGTCAACCAGGTGCGCAAGGCCGAGTCGACAGGGCAGCGCACCGTCTACACGACGCACACCGCCGCGTACGAAGCCAAGAACCGCTGGCGCCTGCCGGAGATGTTCGAGCTCCGCGACGGCTGCGGATGGGCGGACCTGATGTACTTCAAGGACCTGGGACTCAAGGGCGGCGCCGCGCCGCAGGAAGGCAGTGCACAGTGAGCATGGACATGGGACTGACCGGAGATGAGGCGTGGGACAACGCCGTGCCGGCAACACAGGCGGGCGAGGCGGATCAGACAGCCGGCGCGCGTTGGACGCCGGGCGGCCGCTACGACGCGTGGATCGTGCAGAGCGGGCTCGGGTGGACCAAGGATCAGAAGCCACAGGTCGCCGTGCGCTTCGACGTGCCCAACGTCGGCTACATCACGTGGTACGGCTCCTTCAGCCAGGCCGCGTACGAGTGGACGGAGAAGAAGCTGCAGGCGCTCGGGTGGGACCCCGCGGCCGCCGGCGCGTTCGAGATGCTCGCGGACCCGGGCTACCTGATCGACCTGGCCGTGAAGAAGTACGGCGAGGAGAGCTGCCACGCGTCCATCACCGTGAAGCAGGAGGAGTACAACGGCAAGTGGAGCTGGAAGGTCGCGTTCGTCGACCCGCCAGGCGGCGGCGAGCTGCTCGTCGAGAAGATGGACCCGAACCAGGCCAAGAGCTTCGAGCAGGCCATGCGGTCCGCCATCCGCGGCGGCCGCGTCAATTCGCAGACGCGCAGCGCGGCCGCGGCGCCGCCCGCGCGCGCGCCCGGCGCGCCGCCGCCGCGCGGGAGGGCTCTCACGCCGCATCCGCAGGCGCAGGGTCCGAGCCGCTCCGTGCAGCCGCCGGTTGCCCCGCCGCCGGCGGCGAGGACTCAGGAGGAGGAGGACGCCGCGCAGCGTGAGCGCGAGCGGCAGGACTTTCTCCGCGGCCCCGGAGGCGGCGCGCCGCCCCCGGCCGCGCCCGCAGCCGCACCTCCGCAGGCGCCGCGGGCGCCGGTGCGTGGTGCTCCCGGACCTCAGCGGAGTCACGCCGGAAATCCTCGAGGTGCTGCGCCTCGACCCCAAGATGCGGGCGGACCTGGATCGGCTCGCCGAGCTCCTCCGCCGGCAGCTCCGGAGCAGACCTACCCTCCCTACGACCCCAACAACCCCGACGACATCCCGTACTAGCGAGAGCTGAAGACGACACGGCCCGCACGGAGAGATCCGCGCGGGCCGTTCGCGTCTACAGCTTGATGAGCAGCGCTTCGACGATCTTCAGGCCCGTGCCGAAGCCGGCAACGAGCGCCTCGAAGACCTTGCGCTCCTCGGCGTAGCCCGCGTTGACGAGAGCGCTGCGCGACGCGAGCGTGATGTTCTTCGCGGCCTCCTCCGCCTGCGCCGGCGTGAGGACGCCGGCGGCCAGGTCGCCCGCCACCTGGCGCAGGTTCGACGAGAACTCGAGGAGCTTGTCGCGCGCCTCGCCCTCGACCTCGTTCGCGAGTCCGACGACGGCGCGCTGCAGGCCGTCGAAGGCGTCGCGCACCTGGTCCTTCGTCTTGCCGCTCATCGCTGCGGACCGGCGAGGTTCTTCGCCAACTCGAGCGCCTCGGCGTTGCGGCGCATGCGAGTCTCCTTGAGCGACGCGGGCAGCGTCGTGTCCGCGTGCGTGTAGGCCGCGTTTTCGGCGACGAGGGCCTCGAGGTTGTCGAGGTTCGCCGCGGCGCCCTCCTTGTCGAGCGCGGCGTGCGTCGCCGTGCAGCCGCCGACCAGGCCGCCCAGGACGAACACCGCGCCGACGACGGCAGAGAGCAACAGGGACTTCATGGTTCACCTCCTGGCGCGGAGGTTACCGGCGGCGCACGAGCACGTCGATGCCAGTCTCGGCGCGGCCCAGGCGGGCGTCCATGCCCGCGAGCTTGTCGCGCAGCGCGTCGTTCATCTGCTCGCCGCGCGCGAGCGTCACGCGGATTTCAGAGAACGCCAGGCGCAGCTCGTTCACCGTCTGGACGGCGTCGGTCGCCTTGTCGGCCGCCGCCTCCGCCTTCTTCGCCGCCTCGGCGGCGACGGCCGTCACGTTGACGACGGCGGCGCGGTTCGAGTCCATCCGGTCCCACATGAAGCCGAGCGCCGCGAGGATCGTCGCCGACGCGCCGGCGGTGAGCCCCGTGTTGCTCTTGATCGCACGGTAGACCTGCTTCCTCGTCGTCTCGGGCTTGCCGTCTGCGGGTTCGGTCATCGCGCTGCGCCTCCCTTGGATGTCGCCAGGATACGCTCGACCAGCTCGCGCGCCTCGCGCGCCTGCTCGAGGAACTGTTCGCCGAGCCGGTCCTTCTCCTCGCCGCTCGAGCGGAAGTACTGGCGCCGCGTCGACTGCATGGCGCGCGCGATCTCGGACACGGCCTCGCTCGCCTCGGAAGGGACGTGCGGCACGCCGCCGGCGCGCGCGCGTTCGGGGGCGCGGCGCACGAGCTGCTCCTCCGCCTTCATCTTGTCGAGCTCGCTGCGGAGCTGCCAGAAGCGGTCGTAGTCCTTGCTCTCGATGCCGCTCACCGTGAAGCGCGACACGATCGGCACGCGCCCGCTCGCCTCGCGCGGCCGCACTCCGACCGCGGCCTCGCCCGTGTCGACCACCTCGCGGTACGCGCCGCCCGTGTAGTAGTTGAAGAGGTAATCGAACGCGAGCGGCGAGAGCCCGAGCTTCGGCGCCACTTCGCGCGCGAGCCGGCTCGTGCCCTCTCCGTACTGCTGCTCGAGCGGCGCCTCCTCGAGGGACGGCGGAACGACGGGGCGGCCGCTGAACGACTGCTTGTTGCGGAAGACGTCGATCGCTCCCTGCGCGGCCGTCGGGACGAGCGGCGGCACCGTCGTCTGATACATCTGCGTGCCCCACTCGCTGAAAGCCTGCGGGTTCTTGCCGTTCATGTAGTCCAGCACCGCGAGCGGCAGGCCGGCGTAGATCGAACCGACGGCGTGCGGCATGGGGATGCGGATCATGTCGTTGGGGCCGCTGCCGAAGGGGACGAGCCAGTAGCCGTAGCGCATGTAGCCCGGGCGGCCGTACACGCGCTCGTCGTCCTTCGTGCTCGCCCACAAGGCGACCGTCGGCGCGGTGATGTAGACGACGCCGCGCGCGTGCGTCCGCGGGTTGCCCATCGCGCGCGCGACCTTGTCGATCGCCTGGATGGACGGGTTGAAGAACGCCGTCGCGACGTTCATCTTGGCGCCGAACTCGCCCATGCGCTTGAAGTCGACGGTGACGTTCTCGGCCGCGAGCGCGGCCTTGCGGATCAGCGCCTCGGACGCGGGCCCCTTCTTCGGCGTCCACCCCTCGTTCTCGAGGACGGTGAGGAACTCGGCCATGCGCGTGCCGCCCTCGACGCGCGACGCGAACTCGCGGATGCCGTGGCCCCAGTTGGTCGGGTCGATGACGCGCGCGGCCTTCTCCGCGGCGGTGAGCGGCGTCTTCTTCGACATCTGCTTCACGACGTCGGCGGTGAAGTCGCGGTCGTAGCCCCAGTAGCCGCCCGACTCCGCGCCGCTCGCCTTATACATGCGCGACTCGACCGACGACGGCATCGCGAGCGAGTGCGCGAACCCGCGGACGAGGTTCTTCGCCGCGGTGTAGACGGGCACCTTCCGGCGCACGCCGGTGAGCAGGTACATCGGGATGTCGCGGATCGGGTTCGCGACCTGGAAGCCGACGCTGTAGACGACGGCGCCGAGCCGCTGCGCCTTGCTGAAGAGTCCGAGGGTCCGGAGCACCGCGCCCGTCTCGCGCGAGTCCAGGCGCGACAGCGCCTCGCGCATCTCCGGGCTGACCTGGTACCACTTCCGCTTGCCGTTCTTCCAGAGCGTGACGATGTTGTCGTTGCCCTTGGGCTGCGGACGGTTGACGAACACGGTGAGGGCCTCGGAGCGTTCGGCCTTCGTGAGCTTGCCGCCCTTCAGCCCCTCGAGGAAGTCGCGGATCTGCCACGCCTGGAACGTCGCGCGCATCTTCTCCTTCGGCACTTCCTCAATCCACTTGCCGAGTCCCTGCGCGGAGTCGCCGGCGCGGGCGATCGCGTTACTGAGCTGCAGCCGGTCGCCGAGCGAAATCAGCCGCCCGACGTCGGCGACGTCGGCCTCGAGCACGTCACGGATCTCGCGCGTGCTGCCGGTTCGCCGGCGAACGGGCTCCGGCGTGCCCTCGATCGCCGAGCCCTTGCGGCCGCCCTCCTCGACGAGCGCGCGGATGTCGCCCTTCACCTCGGGGAACATGCGCATGAAGTGCGCGTAGTTCTCGTTGTGGAAGTCCTCGCGCAGCCGCTCGTACACGCGCCGCGAGACGCCGCCGCGGCGCACCATCGTGTCGTACATGAGTCGCTCGCGCCACTCGACACGCTTCGTCGCCGCGTCGGCCACGACGCCGTTGTCGAAGTTCCGCAGCACGTACTCGACGTCTTCCTTGCGCAGGCCCGGGTCGAGTCCCGACTTGAAGTAGTCGAGAGCGCGGCGAGCGACGACGACGGCGCGGAACTCGCGCATCTTCCCGGCGTCGACCACGGGCCGAACGATCTCGCGCAGTCCGGGCCCGCCGCCCATGTCCGTTGCGAGGTCGCCCTTGTCGAGGAACTCCTTGGCCCTCGAGGACGCGGAGCGCGTGTACTGGCGCGCCATCTCGATGATCTCGGGATGACCGGATGCCTCGGCGAAGCGCTTGAGCGTGTCGAGGTCGTCGAGCCACCAGCGGTTCAGCTTCGCGAGCTGGTCGCCGGGATTGCGCCGCCACTCGCTGACGGCCGCGGCGATGCGCGAGACGAGCGACGGCTTGCCGGTGTGCTGGAACGCCTCGAAGCGGCCCTCGGGCCCCTGGTCCTCGTAGCGCTGCGCCATCTCGGCCGCGCGCTCGATGCCCTTCTTCACCTCGGGCGCCTGGTCGAGCACCGTCTCGAGCCACGCGCGCGTCGCCGGCAGCGCGTTCTTCGTCGCGCCCTTGTGCTCGACGCGCTCGCGCAAGAGCTCCGCGAACCCCTCGGCCTCGTAACTCGTCGCCGGACGCCGGCGGCCGTACAGCAGCTTGCCGAGGCGGTAGAGGTCCTTCAGCACGGGCTTGGGGACGTTCGCATTCTTCACGTCGCCGCCGAGGAGCTGCGCCTCGAGCGCGTGGCCGGCCTCGTGCGCCGAGGTCGACGTGTCGTTCGCGTGCTTGAGCCGGACCACTTCCTCGCGCAGCCGGTAGAAGCCGAGGACGCTGCGCGTCTTCGCGCCCAGGCGGCCGACGCGGATCGGGCGGTCGATCGTGTCCTCGAGCTTCTGCACGATCTCGCTCTCGCGCACGATCTCGCCCGGCGTGCCGGGCTTCACCTGGCGACGACCTGGTGACGGCGCAGCGGGCGGCGCCGCGGCCTCCTCCTCGGCGAAGAGACTCGCGGGGCGTCCGGCGGCCGTCGCGGGGCCTTCGCCGGCGGCCTCGGTCTTCTTTATGTCGTACGCGATGCGGGCCTGGTCGCGCAGGTAGTCACGCTGCACGTCGATGCCCTGCTTCTCCATTTCGAGCATCTTCTCGTTCGCGACGTCGAACTCGACCGGGCGCCACTTCCCCTCGTCGAGCACGAGCGCATCGTACGTGCGCGGGCCCGTCGGCTTCATGTCGACGCCGGTCGCGCGGCGGTACTTCGACGCCGACACCTCCACCTCGAGGGGATGCTCCGCGTCGGTGAAGCGCGGCGACACGCCGCCCTTCTTCGAGTACTTCCGCACCATCTTGTTGAACTCGTCGACGCCGACGCGCTCGATGTTCTTCTTCGCCATCTCCCACGCGGCCGCGGCGGTCTTGCCGTGGCCGACGCCGGCGCCGCTGCGCGCCTCGCTGACGGTCCAGCCGTCCGACTCCTTCGTGATGAACAGGTTGTGCTCGCGCGCCCACTTCTGCGGACCGGGCGGCGCCTTGCCGGGCACCTCGCGGAACTTGCCCTCGTTCGTCGCGACGAAGTAGCGGTCGGGCTTCGTCGGCTCGGTCGGCAGCTCCTTCTTCGGCTTGGGCGGCTTCTCACCCTTCGGCTTCGGCGGCTTCGTCGCCTTGCGTTCGACGTCGCGAACGTGCGCCTCGATCGCCTGCGCGGCGAGCTCCTGGATCGTGCGCTTCGTGTCGTACGACGACGGCCTGCTGCCGCTCTTGCGGATCTCGGCGGCGACGTCCTCGACACGCTCGCCGGCGGCGACGCGCCGGAGTCCCTGCGCGACGAGCCCGTGCTCCAGCGCAAGGTTCTCGTGACGCTCGCGCAGGTCCGGCTCTTTCTCGGCCTGGCGCTTCATGCGCTCCAGTTCCTCGAACGCCTGCTTGGCGCGCCTCTCTAGCCGCTTCGCCTGCGGGTGCGGCTCGCGCTCGCCGGCGACCGGCTCACGTTTCGGCGGTTCCGTCTCACGAACGGGCGGCTTCGGCTCAGGAGCGGGCGGTTTCGTCCCGCGGACCGGCGGCGAGGCTTTGCGCGGCTTCTTCGCTCCGCCGAAGTCTGCGTCGGCGGCTGACTTCACGGCGTCGATGCCGCGCAGTTTCATCGCCTGCTGCGCGTCGGTCTTGTGCTTGAAGTCGGCGAACGTGCCGTCCTCGAGATACACGCGCCAACCGAGACGACCCTCCGCACCGTGGAAGTCCGAAAGCGTGCGCTTGCCTGGTTCGGAGTCCTCGGGCTTGACTTCCTTCGGCATCGGTCCGACAGCCTTCGCGTGGCGCGCGATCGCCACCTTCATCGCGTGGTCGAAGTAGATCGGCGCCTGCTCGCCGGCGCGCCACGTGACCTTGCCGTCGCTCGCGCGCGTGTGCGTGTCGGGGAGCTTCTCGAGGTCCGCACGCACGGCGGCAGGGTCCTCGCCGGCGGCGACGCGGCGCATCGCGTTCGCGAGCTCCGTCTTGAAGCGGCTGTCGATCGTCTCCTCGCCCTTCGCGTCCGAACGCGCCTCGATCGCCTGCGTGTCGAACGCGGCCGCGCGCTTGAGGAGCTCCTGCGCGGCGGGGTGCTGCTCGACGGACGGCTCCTCGGCCGGCGGCTCCTCCGGCGGCGGCGCCGCGCGCTCCTCGAGCGTCTTGCGCAGCGTCTCGTCGGTGGCGGGCTTGCGCTCGACCTTCAGCCCTTCCGGCTGCGCCGCCTCTGCGGCCGCAGCTTCCTCGGGCGTTCGCGCGAGGACTGTGCGGACTTCGCGGCCGCTGCTATCACGCACCTGTACCACTTCGCGCGCTGCACCTTCGGGCGGCTTTTCGTCCGTTCCATTGATGAGCCTCCACGGCGTGCGCCCCTTCTTGGGGCGGTCCAGGTACGACAGGAACCCGCGCTTGACCTGCGCGTTGTCGAAGAGGAACTCGGCGCCGTCGCTCGCCTTGTACGGCCGGATATCGCGGCCCGTCTCGGCCGAGGCCCTCTGCGCCAGGCTCTCGATCGTGAAGTCGGCGAGCTGCTGCTCGCCGGCGGTCGGAACGGTGCCCTCGGACGGCGCGGGGCGGCCCCACGCCTTGCCCATCTTGAGCACCTCCTCGGGGAGCTGCGCCTCCGCCTCGATCGGCCGACGGACCGGGGCGGCCTCCGGCGCTGCCGTACGCGTCGGCGGCGCCGCGGGCGCGGCCGAGGGCTCCACCTGGATCGGCGGCTCCTTGAACTCGACCCTGGGCCCTCCTGGTGCGCCTGTCTCGACGTTGACCGACGGGGCCACGTCTCGCGGCTTGGGCGGCTGGATGACCCTCGCAGGCGCCTCCACGGGCGCCGGGGCGGGGATCCTCGTCGGGAGCGGCGCCACCTCGGCCGCGGGGATCGGGGCGGGAGCCTCTGCAAGTGGGACCATCGCGGCCCGCGGCCGCGCGGCCAGGCTCTCGACCAGGCGCGCGCTCCTGCCCTGCAGGTTCGCAGCGCCGCGCTCGAGCGGACCGAACGCGACCATCGGCAGGATGCCCTGCCCGAAGCCCGCTCCGGAGCGTCCTGCGCGCGCGATCTCGTCTTCACTGCCGCCGGCGGCGATCGACGCCAGCTCGCCGGCGCCGCGGCCGATGTCGCCGGACCACTCAATCGGCTTGTCGATGACGGCGTTGCTGAAGTCGGCGACCGGCGTCGAAGCGTCCATGCCCTCGCGCGCGGCCTCCTCCTTCGCCTGCGCGAGAGATGCGCGGCTCGCCGTCAGCCCGGCCATGAGCGGATGGAAGCCGATGAGCGCGCCGACGCCGCCCACGAACCGCTCGCCGGCGGTGTCGCCGTGCACGAACTGACTCGCGCCGTGCTCGATCGCCTCGAGGGGCGACTCGACCAGGCGGTGCGCGACGCGAAGGCCGGGCCCCTGCGCCTCCCACCGCTGCGCCGCCTCGTTCGCCTTCCTCGCCGCTTCGGCCTCCACGTAGCGGCGTCCGTACTCCTCGCGCGTCGGCCGCGGCGGCGGCATCTCGCGCGGCACCTGGCGCGGGCCGACGAAGTTCGGCGGGTACTGCGGCGGCGTCTCCATGTACTGCCGCCCCGCGTTGCGTTCGCCCCACGCGTTGAGGTCCGCCATGTGCATCGCGTTGAGGTCCTCTTCCGTGGCGATCGCCGCGGCCCTCTCCGGCGTGAGCTCCGTGACGTACGGCGCATCGGAGGACGGGCCGAAACCCATGCCGACCGTGCCCGCGCGCGCAGCCGCGGCTGCGGGGTTCGATAGCGTGCGAAGTCCGTCGTCGGACAGGCGCGTGACGTCGCCGGCGGAAAGCGCCGTCAGGTCCGCGTCGGACAGAGCGCGCAGCGCGTCGGACGTGTCCGCGCCGGGGACGTAGAGCATCTCCTTGCGCGCGTGCTTCTCGACATCGACGCCGGGGAAGAGGTCGTCGCTCACCTGGGTGCCGGAGCGGGCGCCGGCGCCAGCCCGCGGCGCTTCATCTCAGCGTCGATCGCGCCCTGGTCGATGCCGCCGGTGCCGCCGGTGCGGCCGGGCCCCGGGATGGACGGCACGCCGCCGGGCATCATGCCGGGGAAGTTGAGTCCGGGGTACGCGCCGCCGAGCACGCCGAACCACTGCGCCTGCACGGCCATGATCTCGTTCTTGATCTGATCCACGCGGCCCGTGATGAACTCGAGCTTCCTGTTCGCCTCGGCGCGCGCTTCCTGGGTCGCGTACGGATTGAGAGCGGCCTTCTCCGCTTCGAGGCGAACGCGGCCGAGCTGCTTCAGCTCCTCGTGCTGACTGCCCGTTGTCTGCGCCATGAGCTGCGCGATCTCGGACGCGCTCACGTTGCGCGGCTTGGCGACCGGCTCGAGTCCGGTCTGCGTGAGCATGTTCGTGTGCCGGATGTCCGCCTGCGCCTTGTTGATCGCGAGCGGCCGCGTGACGTCCTCGAAGCCGCGGTTGCGCGCGAGCGTCTCCTCGGCGATCGGGTCCTCGTAGCCCGCCTGGCGCCGCGCGCCGGCGACACGCGTCACGTCGTCCATGTAGCCGCCGCGCGCCGAGCGGGCGAGGTCCATCCCGGTTGCGCCGCCGAGCGGGTTCTGCGGATCTCCGACGTTCGCTTCCTCGAGCGCGCGCGCCGCGGCCTCCACGTTCTCGTCCGCCTCGCGGTTCTTCCTGCGCCGCTCCTCGTCGTTCGTGATGAACGAGATGGCGTCCTTCGCCGCGTCCACGCTGGTGAAGCCGCCCATCTTGTGCATCGTCGGCGACGTCGGGCCCGCGGTCCCCGTGCCGGTCGTCTTGCGGACGCCGGCGTCGCCGGTCGCATCCTCGAGCTGCGACGCGCCGACGTCGGCCGCGGTCGGCCGCGTGCTGTTGTACGCGTCCTCGAGAGCGCGCGCGTTGCCCGCCTCGACGTCGCGGACCTTCTGCGCTTCGCCGGATGCCCAGTCCTGGCGCTCCGCCTGTCGCGCCCTGTCGGCCGCCTCCGACGCTTCGCGCTCGCTCGTCTTGAAGCGCATGTCGGTCGACTTGTTGATGCCGGCGGCGAGTCCCTCGCCAGCCGCCGCGTACCCCGCGCCCTCCGCCGCGCCGGTCCTGGCGAGGAGCTCGCCGCGGTTCTCGCGCACTCCGATCAAGTCCCTGTAGGACATCGAGCCCCTCCTAGATGAACGCCGCGAGAGCCGCGCCGGCGAGCTGGCCTCCGGCCTGGTACAGGCCCGCCTTGCGCTGCGCGTCGGCCAAGTCCTGCGCGTCCTCCTGCGCCTTCTTCGCCTCCTGCGCGCCGAAGAAGCCGGTCGAGAAGTCGCCGAGTCCCTGATACGCGTTCTGCCCGAGCGGGCCCTGGTTCATGAGGATGCGCTCGAGGTCGCTGCGCTGCCCGATCTCGGCGCCCAAGTACTTCGAGCCGCCGGTCAGCGCATTCAGCGCGTCCTGCTCGCCGACGCGCTTGCGCAGTGCGGCCTCCACTTCCTGATCCGCCAGGTCGTTGCGCAGGCCGCGCCTGTTCTCGAGTCCGCCCGCGTACGACGTGCCCGCGAACGTCATCGGGTCCAGGCCGCGCGACGCCGCGAGCCGCGAGAGTCCCTGGTCGCCCTCGAGGAGCGCCGCGTCGGCCTTCTCGATCGTGTGGCCGCGCATGACCGCGTTGCCTTCAGCACCGAGCGGGTCGGGGTTCTCGGCGATGCCCTTCGCGATCCGTTCGTACTCCGCGCGCATGGGGTCGTTGACCAGCTCGTCGAGCGAAATCTTGCCGAGGTCGAACGCCTGCGAGCGGTCCTTCAAGTACTGCTCGAGTTCGTTCTTGCGCTGCTGGATCTCGAGGGCCGGACCGAACGCTTCCTTTGGGACGCCGGCGGAGTTGAGGTCCTTGAACGACTGCACAATGCCCTTGTCGAGCACGAGGCCGCTGTCCATGTTCGTGTCGGGCGGCGCGTACGGGTCCGCCGGCGGCTGTCCCGGCGTCTGCGGGAGCGGCTCCGCCGAGAAGGGCCGGTAGTAGATGCCGTAGCGCTCGAGCATCGCGCTGTGCTTCTGCAGCTCCGCCGCGTTCTTCGAGATGATGCCCGCGCGGCGGTCGGCGTCCGGCTCCTTGTCGGCTTCGGCGAGCAGCGCCGCCGCGTTCTGCGCCGCGTTCATCGCGCGCATGACGGCGTCGTAGCCCTTCTTCGTCGACGGGATCTTCAGGATGGTGTCCGCGGGGATCGCGGCGGTGTTGATGATGAGCGGCTTGCCGTCGTTCGTGAAGGCGCCCGTGCCCTTCTCGGCGTCGAACTCGAACGGCGGGAAGTCGGGCGCGTTCTTCGCGTCCTTGCCCCAGTAATCGCTCGCCTTCGGCGGGTTCGCGGCGTGCTGATAGTCGTAGACGGCTCCCTGCGCGATGGAGTCTTCAGTCTGCCCCGGCGTGGGCCCGGCGCCCTCGGGTCCCGGCGCCGCCGGCGTCGGCGTGACGCTGTGGTTCTCGAGGTACTGCTTCTGCTGCGCGGGCGTCCCGGCGCGGAACTTGTCCATGTCGGGCAGCTTGTCGAGCGTGTAGTCCTTGCCGTTCCACCGGAACGACTGGCTCGTCTGCAGCTCCTTCGTCGTGGCGTCCGCCACCTTCATGCTCTTGGTCGTCGCCGGCGGCGGCGCGGCCGCCGACGTCGTGGTCTTCGTCGTCGGCGCGGCCGCAGGCGGCTCGAACTTCCCCGTCTGCTGGTTCCACACGTAGCCCGGCGCACTGACGCCGCCCTGCACCGTCATGCCGCCGGTCGGCGGCGCAGCCGCGGGCGGCGCAGCGGGCGCAGGCGGCGCAGTGGGTGCGGGCACCGTGGTGCGCGGCGGCTGCGGAGGCATCACCGCCGGCGTCGCGGGCTGCTCGAGGTACGGCTTGGGAGCGGACACGGGCGCAGGAGCGGGCGCAGGCGGCGCACCCGGCACGCCCGGCCTGCGCATCGGCGGCCGCGCAGGGCCGCGCGGCGGCGCGCCGCGCGGCGGCGCAGGCATCGGCGCGGGCGCGGGGAGCTGCGCACTCAGTCCGTCGGCGGGCACCTTCTCGCTCGAGTTGTCGGTCTTGAAGTAGCCGTCGCTGCGCGCGTCGATCGCCGCGGAGTACTTCGGGTCCGCGGACGGACGCGCCTCGTTCGATCCGGGCGCGCCCGCGCCCGGGTACGCGTCTCCGCGGCCAGGCCCGGCGTCCGGCAGCATCCCCTGCAGGTAGCCCGCGGGATCGTTGCCGCGGAACGCGACGCCGGCGAGAGGGCCGAGCGCCGCGCCAGGCGGACCGAACGACGAGCGCGCGATACCCGCGCCAGGAACGGGCCGACTGTCGACTCCGACCGCGCCCATCGGCTGCACGTCGGGGTTCTGGACGCGCGGAGTCCACGGCATGAGCGGCACCTCCTGCCGGGCATCCTACCGCGCCGGCCGAGGAGCTAGTTCACCACGGGGTTTAGCAGGACAAAGTTCGTCCCGTCGTACACGATCAAGCAGAGCATGCTCGCGAGGATGTCCCCGGTCGCCGGCGTGGTGTTGACTCGCTTGACGATCGTCTTCGCCCCGAGGCCATTCACGTTGATTGTGCACCCGGTCGTGTTCTGCGTATTCGCCTTGAAGATGATGAGCTGCCCAGTCTCGTAGGACGTGATCGCCGGCGAGAGCGTGATGACGTAGCTGTCGTTGGCCTGCGAGTCCACGGCGTAGTTCCACATCCCGAACGTCTTGCCGGTGATCTTCTCCGCCCCCGCGAGCGTGGAGAGCGTCCCAGTCGTCGGCAGCGTGACGTTCGTCGAGCCGGTAGTCGTCAGCGTGAGCGCGTTCGCGCCGGATGTCGTGAGAGCTGCAGCGGTGGTCAAGTTGCCGGCGAGGTTGACCGTCCGGTCGGCATCGTTCGTGACGACGTTGAGAGTGCGGCCCGCGGTGAGCGTCTCGTTCGGCTTGATCGTCAGCGCGTTGGAGCTGCCGCCCTTCACCACCAGGCCGGTCTGATTGAGCAGCACCGAAGTGATGTCCGTGTTCGCGCCGCTCGCGGCCGCCGAGAGAGTCGCCCGCTGCGCGGTCGCGTCCGCGTCGTCCACGAGCGCGCGTCCAGCCGTCGTAAACGTCGCAGTCGTCGCGGTGCCGCTGCCGGTGAAGTACGGGACCTTGTCGGCCGCCGACGTCGTCGAGGCGAGCGCAGAGAGCTCCGCGTCGAATGCCTGCACGTTTGTCCCGATCGCGAGGCCGAGGTTCGTCCTCGCTCCCGAGTCCGTCGTCGCGTTCGTCCCGCCGTTGGCGATCGCCACCGGGTTCGCCCACGTGACGGCCAGCGTGCCGGAGGTCGTGACCGGCGAGCCGGCGACCGAGAACTCGGACGGCACGGTCAGCGCGACGCTCGTCACTGTGCCGCTGCCGGAGCCGCCCGCCTGGTAGGTCGGCAGGTTCCCGGCGCCGTTGCTCGTGAGGACGTGCCCCGCGGTCCCCGGCACGAGCTGCCCCTGCGCGACGTCGGACGTCGCGTAGAAGATCGCGCCCTTCGTGTACGGGCCCGCGGCCATGAGCGACGACGTGACGAGGAATGCGAGCAGCACGGCGCAACCGACGGCAAGGAAACGAGTCGAGTTCACAGCTCCCTCCTCTTGATCGTGACGACGGGCCGCACCAGCGCGGGCCCGGACAGAGTCTCCTCGAGGAACAGGCGCAGCATGTCGCCGGCGAGCGCGTCGACCGTGTCGCCGCGGCCGAGCGCGGCGAAGAAGTCGTAGCGGCTGCCCGCTGCGAGCGCCGTCTCGGACGTGTCGATCGCTCCGAGCAGCTCCACCTCGCCGGTGCGACGGACGAGCTGCGCTCGGATGATCCAGCTAGCGGTCGCTGGGTCGACGTCGGCGCCCACCTCGAGCGACACACCGCTGATACGCCAGGAGCGCGGCACCTCGAGAAGCGGCACGACGTCGCCGCGGCTCCCCTGCACGATGACCTGCGTCGTGCCGAGGTACGCGAGGTCGGTCGTGTCCGCCACCTCGCCGCCGCCGCCGTAGTACGCGAGGACGAGGTTCGGCTCCGCGAACTCGAACGTGTAGCCGCCTCTCGGCGCGATGAGCACGGCCGCCCTGTTCGGGACGACGGGCAGCGCCGGCGAGACGGGCACGCCGCCGGCGACGTACGGGACCGCGAACGTGTGCGTCGATGCGGCGAAGACCGGCGTGCCGCCCGTGATGTCGGGCAGCTCGAGGACGACGCGATCGCTGCGGTGGATGAACCGCTTGCGGTCCTGCGCTACGAGACGCGGATCGTGGCCGAACGGCTGGTCCTGGCTCACTTCCGGTCACGCCCGAACGAGAGCTCCGGCTCCAACTCGGTGACGTTCCACGGGACATCGGGGTCGCTCTGCTCGAGGCGGAAGCCGAGCGTGTTGCCGCGCGCGCCCTCGCCGTCGACGAACGTCTCGCCGGACTCCTCGGTGAGGTCGATCGCCGCGAGCTCCATCGCCTCGTCGCCGTCCTGGATCGCGAACACGCGCAGCGTGCCGTCCTCCTTCGTGCCGTGCTCGACGGCGAGGTTCTGCAGCTCCTTCTCGAGCCGGACGCTGTCCCAGTTGTCGTCTCCCGTCTGGAAGTACGCGCGGACGGTGCCGAACTTGAGCACCTGGTCGGCGACCGGGTCGGACTCGAACGGGTACATCGCGCGCACCGTGTTGCCCGCGGCGAAGACCATTCGATTGCGCTGCAGCACCTCGATGCCGTCCTCGTCGCGCACCTCGAACGGCACGCCGAGATACGCGCCGGACCAGGCCGTGCCGGTGAGCACGTTCATGCCCTCGGTCGTGTCGACGACGGTCGCTTCCCGCGGCGTGTTCACGTCCTCGAGGAGGTCGTTGTCGCCCTGCTCCATCTCGATGACCTGGCCGAGGTCGTCGAGCGCGAGCACGTGCGGGCGGCCGCCGCCGTCGTTCACCTTGCCGGCGACGTTGAAGAACACCTCCTCGTCGACCGCGACGTAGCGCTCTCCGGGAGTGCGGTACTCGAGAACGATCGTGCACGACGAGATGGGATCGTCGTCGAGCGGCGCGCGGACCATGTAGCGGCCGCGGCGCACGTCGTGCCAGGCCCGCAGGAGCGGCAGCGCGCGGCGGTTCACGCGTCCCCAAATCGGCTCGAGCGGCGAGACGCCGACGTCCGAGAGCTGCGCGAGTATCTGCGGCGTGCCGCCTGGCGGCAGCATCATGCCGCCGAGGTCGGAGGCGAAGAACGTGAAGCTCTTGACCGGCAGCACGCCCCACTGCCCGAGCGCGCCCACCTCGGCCGACACGATCTCGATGTCCATGTCGATCGGGTCCGGACCGCCGTAGATGCGGTAGACGGCCTGCTCCTTGAAGACCATGAGCGCCTCGCCGTCCCACAGCACGCGCACGATCGGACCGAAGCCGTCGTTCGGGTCGACCGGGAGGATGGCGTCGTCGGGGAAGTCGGTGAGCACGTTGCCAGGCACGAGCACGCTCACGCGCCGGAGTTGGCTGAAGTGCAGGATGGAGTCGAGGCCCGTCCAGCCGATGATCCGGCCCTGCGCGAAGATCCAGCCGCGGAACTTCGGCAAGTCGGTGATGCGGTAGCGCTGCACCATCGGGAGCTGGTTCTCGAGCGTCGCGTCCGTCATCGTGTCCACGTACGGGCTCGCGTTCGCGTCGATCGTCGCGACCAGGTGGAACGGGCCCGACGGGACCTGCCGGTAGAGCCGCACCTTGGTGAACTGCGGATTGGCGACCGACGGGTCCGCGAACGTGTGCTGCACGTTCGCCGGCGCGCCGCCGACCGTGTGCTCGTACTCGACCGGCGCCGTCTCGGCGTCTAGGTAGGGGTCGTAGTGCGTGAAGCGGTAGACGAGCACCGTCAGCGCCGGGAACGTCGCGCCGGCGACGTCGACCGTGGCCGGAGCCGCCGGCACGGCGCCGCCGATGTCGTAGAGCTCGCCGTCGTCGCGGTTCAGGTAGCACGGCGATCGCCAGCCGTCGGTGATGAAGTACTTGTCGTCCACGAGCAGCACCGACGGCGGCGCCGTCGGATGGAGTCCGGACGCGACGAGCGTCAGCGCGACCTTCATCGCGGCGGTCACTTCTTCACCTTGAGCGGCTGCACGTACACGCGGCCGCCGACGATGATGAGCAGCTCGCGCGAGCCGTCTGTCTTGTCGTACTGCCCGACGTGCTGGCCCATGAAGCACGGGTTCGTGAGCTGCACCTGGTACGCGGGATTGCCGACGACCGTCGCGTGGTTCGCGCTGTACGAGTCGTCGTTACCGTCGCCGTTGAAATCGTAGTGGAAGGCCGCCTCGAGCGGGTTCGGCCAGGACTGGCGCGCGTAGCGCCTGCAGGTGTCGATGAGCGACCGCCCGTTGTCGCGCAGCTCCGCTGGATCGACGCCGGGCCACGGCACCGCAGTGATGGCGTCGATGACGCCGCCGGCGAACGCCGTGTCCGCCTCGAGGTCCGCCGGGATCGCACCGTCGGAGGTCTGTCCGAAGGTGAGTCGCGCGTCCTCGCTGCGCAGCACGACGGCGTCATCGCCGATGCCGTCGACCGTGTCCTCGAGGTCGTCGTTCACGTACAGGTAGAGACTCCCGCCGTCGTCGGAGTACGGGTTGAAGAAGAGGAAGCCGCGGATGGTCGAGTTGGCGACCGTCGCCGCCTCGCACGTGAACTTCTGCGCGTCGCTGTCGCGCGAGAAGTGCGCAAGGAACGTCCCGTCGGCCTTCAGCTCGAGGCCGTAGCTCGAGCGGTGCGTCCCGTCGGCCACCTCGCGCATGAAGATGGCGACGCCGTCGTGGTCCGCCGGGTTGCCCGCAGGGCGCACTGCCTTGAAGTGGAAGAAGATCGACCACGGGCCCGCGGGGAACTCCTGCGCCGCGTGCCACGGCGCGTGCGCGTAGTCCCCGCCGTTCGCGATGACGACGGCGCCGGCGGTGTCGTGCGGGTTGTCGAGCCGCTGCACGACCTGCAGGCCGCCGCGGCGGCGGATGTCGCGCTTGTCCGTGCGCACGCCGCTCGCGGCGATCGTCGAGCCGCGGTTCACCATGCCGGGCTCGCTCCAGAGGTCGAGCCCCTTCGCGCCGATCGGCGAGATGCGCGGCTTGTCCCCCGGCCGGTCGCGCTTCCTCTCGGGAGGCATCACATCACCCCGGAGTTGAACTCGCGGTGCCAGTCGTCGTCGACCTGCTCGACGCCCGTCTCGTCCTCCGCGCCCTCGTACGACGTGATGAGGTCGTTCTTCAGCCGCTCGAACTCGAGCTTCAGCGGGTCGACGATCTTGCGGTCGTTCTCGCAGAGACAAATCGCCGTGTAGAGCACGATCAGCTCGTCGAACTCCGTCGGCGTGTTGATCTTGTTGTTGGGATCAGCGGGGATCGGGAACGCGATGTCCTCGAACGTGTGGTGGTACGTGAGCACGTAGTACCTGGCCTGCGAGCTGACCGGCAGGACGGGTGCGACCTTGCCCGTGGCGCCCGGGCCGCGGCGCACCCAGTAGCCGGGGCGATCGCCGACGACCGCGACCGGCAGCTCCGTGCGCACGCCGTTCTGCTGCTGCCTCTTGATCTTCGTGAACGACACGCGGTTGCGGCCCGTGCCGCCGAGCGCGACGGGGTCGAGCACGAGCGCCAGGTCCTTGACGCCCATGAAGTCCGCCGGCAGCACGATCTGCGTCGCGTTCGCCGCGAGGAGCGTCTCGGCCGTCACCGTCTCGAAGAAGCCCGACTCGGTGAGGCGGCCGAACACCTGGACGACCTTGCGCCGCGCGTGCGACATCTGCTCGAGGATCGGCTCGTCGGTCCGCCACCGTCTCGAGCGCTCGTCGTTCGCCTTCCTGCGCGCGCGCGTGACGAGTTCCGAGATGAGCGTGCCTTCTGTCGCCATCAGTCGATCCTCGAAATCATGGGCAGTCCGGCGCGCACGCGGTTCATCGCGCGCCGCATCCGCGCCGACATCTCCTGCCGCACCTCGCCCTCGGTCGCGTAGTCGTTCACGGCCCCGGGCGCGAAGCCGCCGATGCTCGAGGTCCGGTTGGCGACGTGGCGGGTGTGCCAGTACCGCCTCGCCTCGGCCCGGACGTCGCGCTTGCGCGACGCGCGCCATTCCTCGCGGCGCTCGTCGATCTCCTCCGCCTCACGCCACAGGTCCGACGCGCTCGCGCGGCGCGAGATGTCGCCGGCGCGCACGACGAGCACCAGGCGGTTGTCGAGCGGGAGGAAGCTGCGCTCCTCGTACGGGAAGGCGGCGCGGAACACGCCGTCGACGCCGAGCCAGCGGATGACCACCTCGAACCCGGTGTGCCATTCCCCGTTCCACCAGGCGCGCCTGGTCGCGCCCACGGCGCGCACCACGAGCCAGTGGCCGCGGAAGCCGCACCACACGAGCGAGAGGTTCCTGTCGATCCTGCGCAGCGCGTCGAGCACGTGCTGCTTGAAGCCGGGTCCGCGTCCCGAGAGGAGCAAGGCTCACCTCCGCGGGGGAGTCTACTACTCCGGCGCGGGGACCTGTCTGCGCACGCCGCCGTCGAGTTCGCGCATCGTCGGCTCGTCGGCGTCGCGCAGGATGCTCGCCGGCCCGTCCTCGGGCAGCTCCGACGGCAGCTCGCGACGCACGGCCACGCCAGGCGTGATGCGGGCGTCGTCCTTCGCGTCGCTCATGAGCTCCGGCACCTCGGCGCCCTCGACGAGGTCCTGCGTCGGTCCGCGGCGGATGCCCGGGAGCGGGCGCGCGCGCACGGCGCGGATCTCTCGTGCCGCCTCCGCCTCGGCCTCCTGGCGCTTCATGCCGCTGGCGACCAGGTCGTTGACCGCGCGGGTGTAGTCCGCACGCGCGGCCGCGCGCAGCTCCGCCTCGAACGTCGAGAAGGACGAGTCGGTCGGCATGCCGCGGTCGCGGGCGACGGCGTCCGACGGCGCGACGAACGGGTGGTCCTGCTCGCGCGCCCGCGCCGCGTCGATGTCGGTCGGGCCCGCCTCGGTCCATGCCTGCTCCGTCGCCGTCGTGAGCACGTCGTGCTTCTTGTGGCTCACGGGGAGGTCTTCGATGAGCACCTCGCCCGAGTTGATCGCCTCCCTGAAGTCGTCGCGAGGAGGAGCTCGCCGTTCGCGGACGCGCTCCTGCGTCTCGCCGCGCCACGCGCGGCGGCCGCTGCGCCTGTCCTCGGCCGCGCGAGTCGCGGCAACCGTCGGGTGCACCGTCTTCTGCTTCGCCACGTCGCTCCTCCTCGCTTTGGGACTCGCTGCGTTCGTCGAAGTCGCGCCGCTACTCGGCGTCGTCCTCGTCCTCGTCCTCGTCGTCGTCCTGCTCGACCGGCTCCGGCGCCTTCTTCGCGAGCCGCTCGTCGCGCTCCTTGAGGATCTCGGCCGCGTTCTTCTTCGTCTGCGCCGGCGTCATCCCGCCGTACCCCTCGCCCTTCTTCGCTGCGCGCACGACGTCGGCGTCCGCCGGCGAGAGTTCGTGCGTCGCGACCTTCGACTTCGGCATCGTTCACCTCCGTAGTTGCCCGGGGCGAGTCTCCCCGCCCCGGGCCAGTCACCCCCGCAGGGGCCAGTTCCTTCGCAAGTTGCGGCCTTCGCCGCGCGAGTGGAAATCAGTCGAGGTCAGCCGTCACGCGGGCGTGACGTAGTTGTAGCCGCGCACCTGGTTGCGGCAGTTCTTGATCGCCAGCGTGACGCGCATGTAACGGTAGGCGATGTAGGCGTCCTTGCGGCCCGAGCCCTGGTCCAGGTGGAGCATCTGGCCGTCGCGGTTCATCCACGTGCCGCCCGGCCGCGGAGCCCAACCGAACCGGAACATCCTCTCGTCGAGGAAGTACAGGTAGAGCGGCCAGCTCATGCGGTCGGCGACGATCGGGATCGCGTTCTGCCCGCCCTCGTACGTCAGAGCGGAGAAGCCTCCCGGGAGCGACTGGATGTTCACGAACCGCTTCTGCGCCGAGAGCACCTTGAAGATGTAGCGGCGCGTCACGTGGTCCGTGAGTCCGAGCGTCAGCTTCGCGTCCGAGCCGTTCTGCTCCGCCTCGTCGCAGAGCGTCTGCATGAACACCTCGGAGAAGGCGCCGCCCCCGTTCGACACGAGGTTCGCCTTCCAGAAGTCCTTGCCGGCGGCCGTGCGGTCGATCCCCTGGTGGATCGGCGTGCCGGTGCCGTCGTCCACGTGCGCGAGCAGGCCCGGGGGCTGCGTCACGCCGTGGTTGTCCTCGCGGATGATCCACGAGTTGTTCGACACGGTGACGTTGGCGTCCACCGTGATCGTGCTCGTGGCCCGGTCGATGTCGATGATCTCGACCGAGGCCGCCTCCTCCGCACCGCCGGTCTTGGCGGTCCAGATGTCGATGACCATGCCCACCTCGAGCAGGCGGGTGTCCGGGTTGTCGACGATGATCGTGTCGTCCGCGACGACCGCACCGTTGACCTGCGCGAGCGCACCGGAGCCGTCGCCGTGCAGATAGCGAGCGAGCTCCAGGTTCATGCCCAGGACCATGCCGTTGACTTCCTCGTCGAGTGCGTACGCGAACGCTGCCGCGTTGCTGCCCTCCGAGACGTCGAGCGCGTGGCCCGTGAGCCGGATCGACCCGTAGATCGACGCCAGCGTGGGCTGCGTGTTGTCGTAGCCGACGCGCCGCGGCGCGGGCAGAGCCGTGTCCTCCGCGCGCGCGCCGATGCCCTGGTTGCGCGAGATGCGCAGCGGGCAGTTGATGTGGAACGACTTGCCCTTGATGACGATGTCCGCGACCTTGCTCTCCCAACGGGTGAGCAGGACGTGCGAGTTCACCTGGTTCTCGGTGATCTCGTCGTCGTAGAGCTCCTTCAGGATGTTCGCGATCGTGGTGGTGGTCGCCGACATGGGCGGCCTCCTTCTTCAGGTAGTGGAAAGCTCCCGCAGACGCTTCGCGACCTGGTCGACCATCGCCTGTGTCCCGATCCCCGGCCGCTTCGGCTTGTCGCCGCCGCTGCCCTGACCGGCTCCTCCGCCGTCCTTCCTCGGAGGAGGTCCAGGCGGGACCTTCGATCCGGGGCCGACGGACGGGGGCGCTGACTCGCGCCGCTGCGTCTGCTGGTGGTTGTCCTTCGTGGGCGCCGCAGGCGCGGCTACCCCGAACGCTTCGACCGCACGGGCGACCATGCCGATGTGGCGATGGTCGACCTTCAACGACTTGGTGAGTCGCAGTCCCGTCGCAACCTGGTTGCGAACGATCTGCGCGCGCACCTCGTTCTCGAATCTCCCCGTGGCCGGGTCGAACTTGCCGAAGACCGCCGGGAACTTGGCGATTTCGGCGTCCACGAGGCGACGGTTCTCGGGCGGAGCGTCCTGCGCTTCTCGGACCTGGTCCCTCTTGACGAGGTCGGCCTGAAAACGCGCTTCCATGCGCTCACGATCGGCTCGACGGGCGCGCGAGTCGGCGGCTCTCTGGAGCTTGTTCGCGTCCAGCAACGCCTTCTTGTCGCCCTCCCCGATGCCCTTCTCCACGAGCGCGTCGTACTGACTGCGCTCCTCGTCACTCAAGTACTCGAGCGAGTCGGCGTCTTCGGGGATCTCGCGTCGACCCCCTCGGCCTGCCTGCCCCGTCCTCATCGTGACGGCGAGTTCCGTCTCTTCGAGCTGCCCGGTGAGTTCGTTGTACCGGATGAGCCCCCGCTTGATGTCGCGGTCGACCGCCAGGCGCCGGGCCGCCCGTTCGATCTCCTGCTCTCGGTCCTCCGCACTGGGATGCGGAGCGAGTCCTCGCGAGAGCTGCTCTGCGAGTGCTCGCTTCGCATCCGGGTTCTTCGCCACCTCGGCGAGGCGGATCTGGCGCTTCTGCCCGTCCGGGCCGTCGTAGGTCACCAGGTCGTCGTCGTCGGGCTGCTGCTCGGCCGGCGGGATCTCGCCGCCCTCTTCGCCGGCGGCCGGGCCACTGGGCGGCGGCTCCTCGGCCGGCGCGTCCTCGCCGCCCTTCGCGGCGCCCGCCATGAGCCGCTTCGCGACTTCGTCCTTGCGGTCGATTTCAACCTCGCGCGTCGCACCGTCGACCGTTTCCTTCGGCATCGTCCCTCCGTGGTTACGCCGCGACGGGGGCCGCGGCTGGCTGCTGCTGCGGCGGCATCATACCCGGCGCCGCTTGGGGCGGCCCCTGGCCCGGCGCAGACACGCCGCCCGGCATGCCGCCCATCTGCTGCGCGAGGAGCCACTGGATCAGGTGCCACTGCGTGTGCGCGCGCACGACGGCCTTCGTCGCCAGGTCCAGCCGCGACCACGTCTCGGTCTTCATGAAGTTGGCGTGCTCGATGAAGTGCACGAGGTGGTTGTCGACTTCACTCGGCTCCGGTGCGAGCCCGGCTTCCATCATGAGGTTCTCGCGCGCGGCCTTCGTCAGGTCCGCACGGCGCTCCTGCTGGAAGCGCTTGACCGCGCCGACGTCCATCAGCTCGAGGCCGAGCTGCTTGTCGTGCTGGTCGTTGACGGGGTCGAGGAAGCCACCGTCGCGCAGCGTCTTCAGCACGTTCGCGCGGCCGAGCGCGTCGTCGGGCATGCGCGTGTCGACCACCATGCGCACGTCGGTCTGATCCAGCACGTCGGCGCTGCGGAACAGGCGCATCGCCGTCGAGAGGTTCGTCCCCGAGATGCGGAGCAGCTCCTCCTCGGGCACGTGCCGCTGCACGAGCGCGAGCAGGTACGCGCACTCGTCGGAGAGCACGTCGTAGTGCATGTCCTTCACGGGCCCGAGGCGCCCCGCGTCCTGCTGGCGCAGGATGTCGAGCTGCACGCCGGAGCTGCGCGCGGACGGCGCTTCGCCCATCGTCGCCTCGCGGATGCCGGCGATCTCGCGCATCCAGTCGTCGAACAGCGCGATGAGGCCCGACACGGACTGGGGCAGCTCGCCGCCGCGCAGGATGTCCACGGCCTCGCTGATGCGGTAGTTGGTCGGCACGCGGATGACGCCGCCCGGCGAGTCGTTCAGGCGGATCGTGTTCTCCTTCAGCGCGACGTACTTCGGCGCGCTCATGCTGTGCACGATCGCCTCGGCCTTCGACGCCAGCTCGTTGATCGCGCGCTGCAGGTCGATGATGTCGCCCATGATCCCGCGGCCCCAAAACGACACGGCGTCCCAGTCGTGGCGGTACACGAACACGGGCCAGCGCTGGCGCGGCATGGGGCGGCCCGGCTCGACCGGATAGATGGGGTTCGCGCCGTTGAAGAGGAGCGTGTAGTTCGCGACGAGGAGCATGCGCCCGCGCGGGTACCTCGAGGAGCGCGGCAGGTACAGCGTCTTCAGCAGCGTGGAGTCGCGGTCGTGGTGCGTGTAGCTCGCCCAGTGGTACCTCGACGCCATCGCCTGATAGCGCTGCAGGTAGTGCAGGCCGAGGTTCGACGCGCCGATCGGCTCGCTCTGGATGTACGGCGCGGCGTCGGGGAAGCGCTGGCGCAGCCACGACACCGCGACTTCGCGGTCGACGAACAACGCCTCGCCGTCGTCGTCGCCGGTCGCCTTCGGGTCCGGCACCATGTTGAACGGCGTGAGGATGTTCACGCGGTGCTGGCCGCCGGGCTTCGGCGGCTTGCCGTACATCTGGCCCGAGAGGTTCACGCCCTCGGGCATCTGGAAACTGCCGGAGAGCTCGCCGCCGGCGGACGGCGGGCCGAAGAAGTCCTCCTCGAACTCCAGCTCGTGCGCGGACGTGCCGACGATCGCGGCCAGCTTGAACGTCGCGGGGAGGATCCTGTCGTAGCGCAGGCGCCGCCAGTAGTGCTCGAGCGCTGCCTTCGCGCCCTCGCCCGAGAAGCGGTCGTCGATGTCGGCCGTCGCCGAGGTGCACGAGAACCGGACGTGGTCCTTCACGAGGATGGCCGTCGCGTGCTGGATGATCGGCTTCGCCTTGTTGAACGTGCGCCGCACCATCCACGAGGCTTTCTTGCCCTCCGTGCGCAGCGAGTTGCTGTCGTAGTCCCACGTGCAGTGCTGGTTCCCGGCGAAGAAGGCGAGCTCCTCGAACCACTCGCGCTCGTGGCCCATCATGTCGCGGCGCCAGCGCTCGTGCAGCGCTTCGACACGCGACGCGAGTTCGTACCCGTCCGCGTCGCCGAGGAACTCCTCGACGCTGCCGCCCTGGTAGAGGTTGCCGCGCGCCTGGCCGGCCGCGCCCTGGTCGTCACGCCCGGCGATCGCGCCGCCGCCCGCGCCCGTCTGAAGCGCGGTCATGACTTCCTGCGCGCGGTTGATGTCAGGCATCCCGCGTCAGGGTATCACGGCTCAGAGGCCCGCGACTCGGAGAGGCGCCTGTAGTAGTCCAGCCGCTTCTGCGCTTCGGCGAGCTCCACGGTCGACGGATGCTCCTTCTGGAACACCTCGCGCATCCACTCGACCTCGGCCTTCTCGACCTCGTCGAAGCGCGACGTGTCGATCTCGAGCAGCTCCGCGATGTCGCCCTGCGGCTTCTCCTCGGCCTCCTGCCGCTCAGGCACTACGGGCTTGTCCTTGAGCGTGCGCACCACGATCCACGCGGCCAGCACGACGGCGGCCGCGAACGCGACGCCGGCGATCGCGATGCCCAGTCCGGTGCTCAAGACGCCTCCCCCTCCGTCTCGGTCGACGGGTCGTACTCCTCGGCGAGCGGGTGCATCGCCACCTTGCCCATGAAGTTGACCGTCTCCGTCATGTCGGGCTGCACCTCGGAGAGCATGCCCTCGGTCGCCTGGTCCCGGGCCAGCTCCGTGAGCGCGTCGCCGACGACCAGGTCGTCGTGCTTGCCTCTCTCCGCGGCGAGCGTGCCCTTGCCGCTCTTGACGTACGCGAGCTGCTGGCGCAGGAGCAGCGCGTCGATCGGCGAGCGCGTCGCGTCGTCGTCGGCGTCGGGCAGCTCCTCGACGCGCGTCCTGGCGAGCGAGATGAGCCACGACTTGCTCGAGCGCGTCGACTTGAAGCCGGGCCGCATCTCGATCGTACCGTCGCCCTCCGCGGTCTTCTCGGTGCGCGGCCGGTTGAGGAAGCGCTTGAAGCCCATGCGCTCCGCCAGCTTGATGAACGCGAGTCCGGGCCCGTTCGACTCGGGCATGATCCACGCGTCGCCGTAGAAGCGCGACATCATGAACCAGTGCTCCGCGGCCTCGTCGGGTTCGGTCTTCTCGTTGTAGCGCACGTAACGCTGGCCCGAGAGCCAGTCGGCGATGTAGCCCGCGGTGAAGTCCGTGTCGTTGCCGCCTGGCAGCGTGACGAGTCCCTCGGCGATGTCCACGCCGCCGACGCACTTCGCGCCGGACTCGACCTCCTCGAGGACCGTCAGCCAGCCGTGCGGGTCGTCGATCATTTTCACGGGGCACTCGTCGTAGCCGCCGAGCGCCAGGTAGTCCGGGTCCCACTCGAGGCGCACGCGGCGCAGGCCGCCCTCCATCGCCTCGGCCGCGCGCTCGTAACCCTTGAGCTTCGCCGTGTTGAAGACGGGCAGGCCCGAGAACTGGAACGCCTCCTCGGGGAAACTCGGCATCTCCTGGTGGAACAGGCCGAGCGAGCCGCGGCACTTGTTGTCGATCCAGAGGCGCCGCCAGTGCAGTTGCTCCGCGGTGAGCGGCGCGAAGCCGAAGCTCATGCCGCGCAGGACGTAGCCGATCTTGCCCTGGAAGAGATCCAGCTCCTCGCGGCCGCCGTAGCGCCACGGGTCCGTGCGGCCGAGCGACTCGATGAACTCGGCCTTCTCCTTCGGGCTCTTGAACTTCCTCGAGTAGCGGTCGTGCTCCCACCACGCGGTGAAGATCGGCACCAGCTCGCCGCGGCCGGCGACGGCGTCGTTCCAGAGCTCGTAGGCCGCGTTGCGGCCGAAGGCCGTCGTCTCGACGAGCAGGAAGTTCCCGGCCTCGTCGTGCACGGACCGGATGAACGCGTCGATGCGCGTCAGGTCTTCCCAGTGCGCGTACTCCGACAGGTGCATGCGATTGAACGTGCCGGACCGCGCGCCCTGTCTCTTGCGCGCGGTCATCATCCTGCAGGACGACACGCGGTAGCGGTTCTCCTCGCGCGGCACGCCGTAGTGCCTGAAGCGGATGCGCGTGCCGGACGAGTTCTGCCGGACGCGGCCAGTGTGCTCGTGCACTTCGCGCGGCGTCTGATTGGCCGCGAAGTCGACTTTCGAGAACAGCTCCACGGTGCTGTCGACGTCGTGCGCAACCGTCAGCTCCTTGCAGCCGGGCACGCTCTCGAGTCCCTCGGCGAGCATGTACTCGATCAGCGTCGAGTACCCGAGCTGGCCCGCCTTGATGATGATGCCGTAGAACGCGTGGCCCTTGTTCCACGTCTCCTCGATCATCTCGACCAGGCGGAGCTGGAAGGGCCTCAGCTTGAACGCCTTGAGCTGCCCGTCCTCCGTCTCGACGTTGCGCGACTCGAGATAGTCGCGCATCGACGTACGCTTGCGGTCGAGCAGCGACGCATACGCGTCGAGGACCTCGAACGGCAGAGTCGCGCCGCTCACTCTTCGTCAGGCGGCGGCGCGCGGCGCTGCACGGCGCGCTTCACCACCTCCATGACGTTCGAGTGCCGCGACGGATCGAACGCGTCCTCGACTTCCTCCGGCGAGACGATGGTCGGGACGCCGTTCTGCCCTTCCTCCTGGCGCTCGCGCTCCTCGTCGTCCTTCTCGTTCTTCCCGTCGACTAGCTGCTTCTCGAGGAGCGCGGCCTGCGCCGCCTTCTCGTAGTAGAGGACGGAGCGATCGCGCAGCTTGTCCGCGTCCTTCAGCACCGCGGACACCTTCGTCAGCCGGTCGATGTCGAAGCGCTTGGCCTTCTTCACGTCGGCCTCGTACCTGCGCTTGGACTTCTTCACCGTGATCTCGCGCGACATCGCCTTGAGCAGACGGCTCGCGAGACGGCGCAGGTCGCGCGCGTCCTCGAGGGACTTCGCGCCGGACCACGCGGCGAGCACGCGCAGGTTGCGCTGCATCGCGATGACGTCGTTCACGACGTCGTAGCGCCGTACGTCGATCGGAAGCCTGTCGGCCGGGGGCTGTACGTGCGCCACGGAGTACGAGTCTATTCGCCGGCTTCGGGCGAGGACTGCCGGATGATCTCCTCGAACAGCTTGACCATGTTCGAGCGGACGAAGCCGCGGCCGCGGCGGATGATGAGCAGCGCGCGGCCGAGCGGGATGCGCTGCGCGTCGGGCTCGTCGGAGATGTAGTTCCTCATGCTGTCGGGCGAGACGCCGGCCCACCCGGCGATGACCGAGAGGGGCTCGCCTGACTCACGGATGCCGCGCCGGAGCGCCGTCGCCACGCGCTCGTTCAGGCGGGCCAGCTCCTCCTTCGTCGTGACGTACGCGCGCGCGTCCACCTGCCTGCTCCTCGCCATCGACCGGCTCCTTTCTCTGCGCCATCAGGATGTCGAGCACTCTCGCGAACAGTGCCCGGTCGCGTTCGGTGACGCCGACGAGCACCTCGACCTGGCCGCTGAACTGCGCGATGGCCTTCTCGGCGTCGCGCAGCTCGATGTGCGCCTGCGAGAGCTTCGGCGTGCAGCCGAACGGACAGTCGTCGTGGTCGCCGAGCGTCCCCTCGAGGACGAGCTTCGCGATCGCCTCCGCGCCGGCGAGACGCACCGCCCTGCGCAGCGCGCGGCGGCCGCGCCACTCCCGCCACCGACGCAGCGTTTCACGCATGGCCGTTCTCCTGCAGCCACTTCATGAGCAGCGAGCGCTGCTTGAACTCGACGTGCGACGTGTCCTTGTCGGGCGGGAGCTGCACCGCGTCGTCGCGGTTGAGCTCCGACGTGATGCGCCGGAGCATCGCGGACTCGCGCTCGTTCTTCAGCGTCGCGGCGATCGCGAAGAGGACGCGCACGACGCGGTCGTGCTCGACGACGGCTCCGTCCTCGAAGGAGTTGCGCGCGAGCGGCTTGCCGATGAGGCTCGCGAAGTGCCGCCCCTTCCCGCCGGTGAGCTTGTTGAAGCTCTCCATGCCGCAGTCGGTCCACCACTTCTCGAAGCGGGCCCGGACCCACTGCGAGTACTTCACTGCGGCGCGTCCTTGCCGAGCATCCCGCCCTCGACGTAGGTCGGCTCCTCGAGCCCGGGCACGACCTCGGCGAGCGAGTCGACGCCGCCGCCGCTCACCTTGCCGTGCAGGTCGCGCGCGTCGATGACGAGGAACTCCTGCTGGCGCTGTTCCTCGCCGGGCAGGCCGACCATGACCGAGATGCGGTGCGCCGCGAAGTCGGGAAAGAGGACCTCGTCACCGATGCGCACGCAGAGGCGGTCGTTTGGGAGGTGCAGCTCGTCCACCTCGAGCCACTCGCCGCGCGGGCCGCGCATCGTCCATCGCGAGCTCTGCTTCCAGAACTCGGGGACCGCGACGACGTAGCCCGAGAGCGGCGCGTCCTTCGTCTGCGGCAGAAGCAGGCCGCCCTTCGTGAGGTGTTCCGGCTGGCGCTGCAGCAGCACGATACGCGTGCCGAAGGGGACCACGGGGAACTCGTCGAGCGTCTCGCGTAGGCGCTCGAGCCACACCTTCTCGGCCGCGATCTTCGCTTCGCGCCGCTTCACCAGCTCGTCCGACTCTTGGATGTCCATGCCGGAGTTCTACGGCAAGCCGAGCATCCTCGTCAACGGGCTCCGGAGGGGACGAGCTAGCGGACTCGCGGCTTCCTGTACCGGCCGGGGATGCCGGTGCCCTGGTGGAAGCGGCCGCGGCCCTTGCCGGGCATCGTCGTCCTGCCGCCCTCGCCGGGAGTGACGGGGATCGGGAGCTCGTTCACGCCGGCGTGCGCGCCGATCGCGGTCGTCGATCGCCGGCGCCGGTCGTCGACCGCGTAGGGACACCGCGCGGTGCGCGGCACGGCGTTCTCAGTCGGGCCGCCGACCTTCGGGCGCCAGTCGTCCGTGGCCGTGTCCACGGCGATGTCGGCGGGCACCAGGTCGCCCACGCCGTGCGCGTCGTCCTGGTCGACCGCGTCGCTGATCGTGCCGACGCCGTCGATGACGACATGGTCGATCGGGTCGCGCAGCTCACCCGGCGCGGTGCTCCAGTTGAGCGTGATGTAGGACGTGTCCTTCAGGAGCGAGTTGATGATCTCGGCGTGCGTCACGATCTGCTTCCTGTCGAGGAAGTCGCCGGCGCCAGTCTCGAACCTCGTCACGTTCCCGACCGGCGCGGAGCAGTGGTAGAAGCCGATGCCCATGCACGCGCGGAGCACGCTGATGAAGAGGCCGTTCGCGCCGAGCGGCAGCCCGATGATGTCGAGGAAGTAGTAGCCCGTCGCCGGGATGAACTCGGCCTCTGCTCCGTTGCGCATCTGGAACCACGTCGCCTGGCAGTTGAAGAACTCGCCGTAGGCGTTCACCAGGTTGCGGTGCCCCTGCTCCGCGAAGGACTGGAACATGTCCGAGTGCAGCGGGTTGCCGGCCGCTGGCGGTGGGCCCGAGCCGTCGTCGGTGCCGTCCGCGTAGATGTCCTGGCCGCGCGCGCCGAGGCCGGAGCACATGGGCGAGCCGAACGCCTGCGCAATACGGCGCTGAATGAGGTTGCAGTACGTCGTGAGCGTGTAGAGGCCGTCCGCGCTGTCCTCACAGACGACGTAGTTGTCGCGCTCGTTCGGCCAGCGGTTCCCGTCGACGTCGGCGTCCGCCTCGAGGCCGCTGCTCTTTTCGCACGCGCGCCCGAACACGTACACGCCGCCGGTCCACGTCGCCGGCGTCACGAACGTGTGCCGCAGCGTCTTCGGCTCGTTGCCCGGCTCCTGCGCGGTCCGGCCGAAGCCGGTCAGCCGCGTGTTGCCGCCGAGGACGATCATCGGCGTCTGCGCGTTGTTCGCGTTGAGCGTGATGCGGTAGACCCACACGTCGTAGAGCTCGAGCTTCAGCCCCGGGCTGTACGCGCCGCCCGACGTGACGAACTTCACGTCGGTGGGGAGCAGGCCGTCCTGCGGCTTGATCGTGAAGATGCCCTCGTCGAAGTCGCAGAAGCCGTGCGGCCCGATGAAGTCGTACTCGCCGGCGGCGCCGAGCGCGACGCCCAGGCCCGCGTCGCCGTTGTCCGCCTGGCACTGATCCATGCAGCCGCCGGGAGTCGCCTTCGGCTGCGCGAGCGTCCCCGGGTCTAGGTCGTCGCCGAGCGGATCGAAGTAGTACGTGCGCGCCGCGCGGATCGCGCCGCCCGGATCGGGCACGACGAACACCTCGCCGAGGTCCGTCGAGTTGCCCACGTTGCTGTACGCGATCGCGTGCACGGAGACTGGGACGCCGGCGTCCCAGTCGTTCGGATCGAAGGGCACGTTGTAGTCCGGGTGCCCGTGGTACGCGTTCGGCGTCATGCTGGTGACGGCGATCGGCGCGCCGCCGCCGATCTCGAACTCGACGCGGTTCACGCCGCGCACCATCGCCGCGAGCACTCCGAGCTGCGTCGGCGCTTCGATTCCGCCGTACCGGCGGAAGTTGTAGATGGCCGCGGGGTAGAGCTTCTGCGCGCGGAACTTCGTCGCCCACAGACTGAAGCCCGAGTCGTTCAGCGCCTTCACGACGATGTCGTACGTGCCCTCGGCCAGCGTCTCGCCGTCCACGACCAGGCGCCCAAACTCGTTGATCGTGAGTCCGGCCGGCGTGTCGCTCGTGACGTCGAAGGTCCACTCGGCGACGGCGCCGCCCTGGTTCTGGATCTGGAAGAGGTCGGCGCAGTTGGGGCCGACCTGCACCTGCATGCGGCCGCGGTTCGCGGCGATGACCGGGACCTGGACGACCACCTCGATGTCGATAGGGCCCGTGTCCGATCCGGCGGCGTTCGTCGCCCTGCCGACGCACGCGTAGCTGCCGATCGAGGAGCCGTCCGTCGGCAGCGTGCCGGTGAGCTTCCCCGTCGCGGGGTTCATCGCGACGCCGGGCGGCGGGTCGTCGCCCAGGTCCGTGTCGAACTCCCAGTCGGTCGACGCGCCGCCGGCGTTGTCCGCGTCCTCGTCGAGGGTGTCGCCCTCCTGGAACGTGAACGGCGAGCCGGGCCAACTCGGATCGGGCGGACTGTCGGACGCGGGCTCGTCGGCGCCGCACTCCGGCGTTGCGTCGCGAGGGTCGCCCTCGATGTCCGTCGCGAGGTCGACGTCGAAGCCCGTGGGATCCTCGGTGCTCGGGAAGGTGCCGGACGGCTCCGTCGTCGCCAGGTCGAACGTCCCCGCCACGACGCTGACGAAGTGCGCCGCGGCGTTCTGATAGTTCGTCGTGCCCGGGGCCGTCGCATCGCTCGAGACGTTGTTGTCGCCGCCGGCGCCGGCGAAGTCGCCGAAGCCGCCGCCCGCCATGTCGCAGTTGTGGCAGTCGATCGCTCCGCCGTTCGCCCAGAACCCGAAGCCGCCGCCGTGGTAGCCGCTGACGTGCCAGAACGTGCCCGTCTGCCCGCTCCACAGCACGCACGAGCCGCCCGAGTACATCGCCGTGTTCTCGAC